CTCCAAGCCCGTCACAGTCACAAGCACCATTCAATGTTCCGTAAATGCTTCGCATTGTAAATGTTGGGTATGTTTTTTTACGTATAAGGTCTACTGTCAAATCTTTTCCGTCAGTAACCAACTTTTTCTCTACTATATTTGAATATATTTCAGCATACGTGTATGTCGGGTCCGTAATCATTTCTATGATACCGTCATAGTAACCACCAGTAATTTTGTCTGAATATGCCGAATACAGATTAGATCGCTCTGGCCTGTTAGAACCAAACCACAGATTTCCCATTTTGACTATTTGTGTCTTGCCGATTCTTCCAGGGCAAAATACCATTCCTTCGTCCAGCACATCATCGTACAGATCTTGAATAAGCTGTGCTACCTGCCGTAATGGATTTATTCTCGGCTGATAAAATCTCTCTTCTACCGGTCTATTCTTTTCCATGTATAGCATGAAACTTTCAAATCGGTAATGTGCTTCAATCAGAAGAATTTTGTAATAGTCATCAACAAGGGTGTATTTTTCTTCATGTTGTTGGCTGTATTTTTCAAGGTCAAGTATTCTACCGCCTGTCCTACCCATGCAAAAACGCTCTACAATGCCCTTAGAACGGCTTGTAAGTTGTAATCCATACTGAATATCCTTTTCTGTATTTATTGCCACTCCTGCCGCTTCTATGTACGCGTCAATGACCTGTTCATCTATTCCATGTGTATTTATGTAATTTTCATATCCATTTACTGTGGAAATTAGGCTTGAACTTGCCAAAAGAAAAGCACCTCCGCAAAAAAGCAGAAGTGCCTTAAGACCTCTGCCAATAATTTTTGTTGGTTAGCGACTAACTCCGTTTGTTAGCCGGTAATAATTTTTAAATTCTTGCTGTACAGTGTTCTGCCTCAAATTCCTTGTTTTCTCCGTTATAAATTGTGACTCCATTCTTGTCCGTCTTGTATCTATCAAACACACATACAGTATTTATGCCATTTCCAACACAGTCTGCATGAAAGTCTATGTTGTATACCTTTTTCTGCTATTTTCCGTTAGCATAAATCTTTGTGTAACCGCCTTTTCTTGTTTTAATGATTATTTTACTTATTGTTTTCTTCATTTATTCACAACACCTTTCTTGAAACTTCGGCACATTCTTTTCTTTTATCGTCATTGGTGCATTCTCTGTCTGTGTTATATCGGCAAAAGGTCAGGTTGCATTTTTTATTATTAGGTTCGATAGGCTCTTGTTTATAAAAACATTCATAAAGTTTTTGCCTGTCTGCCTCGTTATTTGCCACAATAACAAGTTCATCTTCTAAATTGGAACAATCTATAGGCTCGCCGTTTCTACCGCCTATTTCGCGCGATTGTGCTTCTCTAAGTGCTTCACGCTCTATTGATTTAATTACTTCTGCCATGCTCATTCTTCAATACTCCTATCAAATCATGCATTTGAATCAGTAGTTTTTAAATATTCAACGAACTGTGCCCAAGCCTGTTCGCATGTTAAATCGCCAACAGGATTTTGAACATAGTATTCTTGGAAATATTCCCTGGCCTTTTCTTTTTCATCTTCGGAATATGAATCCCATTTAGAAACTCCAGATTTCTTTTTGAAAAATTCACATTCATGTTCACTGTCAGCAAATCCAGCACCAGGAATCCATTTTCCCGGATGGTTGCACATTTCAGCCATCCCTACAACTTCGTTTCTATCAAATCCAAGGTAAGCACAATCATAACACGTCATTCTTCCACCAACTTTCTACCACACATCGGGCAAAATTCAATTTCCATTGCTATCGCTACGTTCATTCCATTGCTACAACATTTAGCATACTGTGGACATTTATCAATATGGCATTGAATAACATTTATATAGCCCAATTTTTTGATTTTAAATTCTCCATATGCAGTTTTATATGATTCTTTCCCATTGCAAAAATCACACATTTCAATTACTTCCTAATAAACCTATGTTCACAATCTTCCAAAGTTGTTACTTCTATCATTTCCGGTTCATGTCTGCAAATCCTTCCGTTTGAATCAATATATGGTTCCAGTTCTATCTTTGTACGTAAACCATATGGAGTTTTGCAATAAGGGCACGCTTTCTTGTCACTTTCAATTGGTGCGCCACAATTTACACAGTTTAAAATCATGCTCATACCTCTAATTAAAGCACCTTACTAAGCGGATATACAAAATTGATGTGTCATGAAAAACACCAAGAAGGAGAATTTACGGAATGGATCGTTAAACCCATTCCTCCATCGGAACGGCAGGAATCGGACCTGCGACCGCTCGGATATAAGCCGAGTGCTCTGCCAACTGAGCTACGTTCCGTCACAGCGCGCATAGCGCGCCGCTTATGATAGTATTTTTGATCTTTTTATTTTGCCGACGTCCACTAACACCGAATAATTGCTTGCGCCGAGTTTTTTCTTGCAAAAACCGAATGCCAGTGGACTTAAGCTATACTGGATGCTCCGACTTCTCAGACTGGTGCTCAGCGTCACTATCCAGATCGAGCAAATCTCCGGTGATGTCCGGTCCTTTTGATTTTGTTATATGTATTCTTTCCTCTGCACAAATGATAGGCAGCTGAAAGCAAATACCAAATATTGGACTATAAAACATTCTGTTACCTCCACATCAGAAACATGTTCAGCAACAGCAACATCACAAGTACACACAATGCGATTGCTGTTCCTTTGTCTTTTGATTCTCTGCCAGATACAAATAGTATCAGCATAAAAATAACATCCAGCGTCGATATAATCGTTTTAATAATTACCATGGTTGTTTTCCTCTCACAAGTTTCTTTAGCAGAATTCGAACCTGCGAATACTGGAATCAAAATCCAGTGCCTTACCGCTTGGCGATAGCGCTATATTAACACTACTTTTCCGGCATTTGATAGACCATGTTATCAAATACAGTTATTCCCATACAAGGATCATTCATCTCAACGCATCTGATCGATATGTTTTTAGATACTGCAAACATTTCGGCCACCTGTTGTTTATCCATGTTTGTGCTAATAACTTGAAAAGCCGAAAATGCCTTGTGCATATCAGAGAATACTTCTTTTTCTCTACCTAAATTTGCATACGTCCCAATGGTAAACGTTTTTCCATCAACCATAGCAGTTATCATTCCATGATTTGCTGTGAATACCGCTCGGTCAAAATCAAGCGAAACGTCTTTGCTTTGTGATACTACTCTCATACTTTTCCATCCAATCTCTTTTTGTTTTTGAGGATATTTAAAGGACTTAGTAGTGCTGATTTTCTCAACCTATCAAACCCCCTCCCCCTCCATGCAGAATCATGCTTTGAACATTGATAAATTGTTTGAATTGTTCGTTCAATTCCATTCGTATTTTACAACTATTCGCAAAACCCTTGTTTTGCGTAATGTATCAACGATTTAATGCGCCTTAAGACCATTAAACACTGGGCTTTAAATTGTTTGAATTGTCTATCACGATTTCACCATTATCCAGGCTTGAATTGTCGAAGTTGTCCGGCAATCTCGCACAATTCCCGTTCCCCAGTTTTGGAAGCTCCGAAGCTGTCAACGCTCTTGCTCTGGCTCCCTGGTCTCTTACGCCCGGCATATTAAAGCCGCAGTACTTATTCAGTGACGGCATGTAGTTCATTGGGTTTCCTTTGCCGGAAACTTGTAAACCTACCAAACTTTCCTCACGCATTTCGTCAAGTTTTTTGCAAATGTCGGAACCTGATGAGCCTAGCTGCACGCCGTTAACCCATCCGTTTAACGTGTCTCTGTGTATTCCGGTAAAGAATGTAAACCCAACAATATTCACTACTTTCTCGTAGTCATTACACAGGTCTATATATATATCTAATACCTCGTTAACCTTATCTGTATCATAGGCATTATTAATATTATTATCATCCTTTAGGTACTTTGGATTAACTTTAAATACATTCTCATAGACATGTTTACAACAGTTATACCATCTGTTCTGCGATACTTTACACATGTCATCAATGCTTCTCTCTTCCATCCAGAGATTTATATACATGTCAATGTCATCTTTAAAAACATCAACTGTATTATTTACTTCCTGCATTTCAACTGCTGACATGTTATATATCTCCTCTCTCCAGTACTGGAATAATTAAACTAAAAAATGCAACTGATACAATCAGATCATGATGATCTCGACTGTACCGGCTGCATGAAGTCCGTTTCTTTCGGGACCTCGACGGCTGCCGCCGCCCGTTGCCCGAATGCGTTTTTAATTTAATAAAACAATATCATTCTATCATTTTCTTGTCAAGGTATATTTTAAAATTAAATTTTAAGCCTGTATATTATATATATTATTTATATAAATATACTGCCTTATTTATAATATATATTTTTAATATTACAAGAGAGAATATACTCTTTCTCTAACTCTAGTGTCTATATCTACGTTGCAAAAATGTTGCAATTTGTTGCAGAGGTGTTGCATTGCAACAAAACTAATACTATTCTATCATTTTTGTCCTGTCCGTAATAAAATTATCACTCTTGAAATTTTGTGAAAATTTAACAAAGATTTTCTACGTTTTAAACAAAAAAAGACAGCTATATTTCAAGCCGTCAAAATTTTTTAACCAGTGCCGCCAGATATTCCTTTTTCAAGAAAAACCTGTTTATTTTATCCGGTGCATCGTGATTTTCTTTTATGAAATTTTCAGCGGCTTTTCTTACCGCTGCCGCATCCGCCTTATTAATATAAAGTCCTAAATTATGATTTTTACCGGAAAATTTAATCTGTGCACACCATTTGTCACTCTTTTTATAATAATAAACGCCCTTTATACCGGATGAATTGTTTTTATTATCCGGGGCGTTGTATGAATTTAAGCAACTACCTTTTTCGTGTACAAGTTTATCCCTTGCGATGCCGATCGACTCCGCGGCGCGTTCACGCTGGAGACAACCGCATGACTGTACATAGCCGCCAGTTAAACGTGACGTGATATAAAAACACTCATTGCCACATGAACAGGCGCACCGCCATAATGTGCGCCCGTTCTTGTCCTTACCGACTTTTTCAACGACCTTAAGGCGACCGGTTTCGAACCCTTTCAAATCAACCTTTTTCATTTTTTTATCTCTCATTTTCAAGACGTGCCGCAATGTATTCCAGCACTTCTTTCTTTATCTCCGCCCACTCTTTACCGTCGATATAAATATACTTATCGCAGTTCTCACCGGAACCCGTCGGGGAATGATCTGAAATTCTCACGTCGAAGCTGTCAAGATAATCGCCGTTCTCGTCCTGAATTTCGACATTGATATAATTGCTCATGCCGTAACATCTGGATGCTTCATGATAACAGGACACATTTTTAAATTTATTTTCAATCTGTCCCGGCAATGCCTCACATCTTTTTTCAAGGTATGATCTACATGTCTGGTATCTGTTTTTTAACGTATCAGTGTCAAATCTCATATCCATTCCCTCCTGTGTACTGGTTCATTGCCTTTCGACAAGATTATAATACACCATTTATAATGTAATGTCAATATATTTTTGCATTATTTTTAAAGTATTTATTTTTCTACATTTTCCACATATTTTATAATGTTGCCAGGCTGCATATCCAGTAAAGAGCAGATTTTTTCTAATGCAATTATTCCTACCATCTCGCCGCGCCTTAATGACTGAATCGCGTTTTCTCCAAGCAGCTTTTCTTTTCTTAGACGCGTTGTATTATAACCGCTTTCCTTTAATGTCTCTAGCACATCTATTTTATAAGTAAGCACAGTTTAACACCTCTCTTTCATATAAAACAGTATACATTATTTTAAAATTGCTTTCAAGTATGTTTACATTATAAATAATGCACAAAAATCATTCTTTATTTATACATTATTTTTGGTGTATTTGTGTATTGCAATTACACCGTTTATAATGTATTATAATCTCAACAGGAAAACAAAGAACACAAAAACAGGAGGGAACGATCATGAAAGTTAAAATTAAAATTGAGGGAAAGATAAATGATACTTACACTTTTCAGCAACCAGAAGAGGGAAATATCCTTGACGAGCTGAAGGCGATCATCGAAGAAATGAAAGCCGGAAGAATTGAGAAAGTAGAAATTGAGAGGGAGGCGTAAACATGAGAGGAACAGGATTATTTATTAATTGGGAATCCGGAAATAAAAACAGTAATGCGATTCAGGAATTTGAAAAAAACGGCATCAACTGGGAATATAACCACTTTGGAACACTTACAGCCGACTTTTACGGCATCGGGATTTTTGAAAAGGTCGATTTTGAACATATCCAAGGCGATGTGTTTAAAATCTGCATAGCATAGTCGAAACCGCCCGCGCGGCGGTCTGGCGTAGGATTGCAACCTTGCCACTGATGAGACAAGCACGCACAATGAAAGGATGGTTGATTTTATGAAGATGATGACACTTGAAGAATCAAAAGAATACACACGCGAAAAATTGGCGCCATATTATGACCCTGAAAAAATAGAAAATATAGTTAATCAATATATTTCCGTGGCGCGTCCGGGTGTTGTCTTAGTTAGAAATAAAAATGTTGGACTTATGGAACTGTATCTATAATTAGCCGCCTCAGAGAATGCACGCCGGATCACTACCGGCGGCGGTTTTTACCCAAAAGGGATTTTACTTTAAGGAGGATCTATAAATGACACAATTAGAAAATTTGAAAAACCAGATCAAGGAATTAGAAAAATCATGTGATGAAGCGCGTGATAGAATTAAAAACGAGAACCTGCCGTTTTTAAACATTTATGAAAACAGAGCTGCATTTTTTATCAACAAAATAGAAATCCGAAACGTGACAAATCAGGGAATCCGGGTTTGTATTGTTTTTGAAGATGAAAAAGAGCTTGCAATCGCGATTAGTGATTATGCAGAGAATATAGCGTTTTAAGCCGGGATCGTCCCGGCTTTTTCCAGTGTCCGGATATATTGCAGCTTGACAAGATACACGCTTGGTCATATAATGCGCTTAAATGAACACGTATAAGCCATTTTAAGGCTTGTGCAAGGCTATGCAGTGCTTTTTATACTCACAGTATAAAACCGCCTGTAAATCGCTTTTACGACGTTGCAAGCCTGTAAACACTGTGTTTATCTTGCCGCGTTGGCACTCCCCCAGGTGCACAGCCATGATGCATCCGGGAAACCACCAGGAAGCATCCGGGGCGCGTCTGGAGACATCACCGGCATCCCGCCGGGGTATGAAAATTCTGATTTCTGATCTCAAAATCGAGCCGTTTTCCAAGAAGAAAAAAATTCAAAAGTTGAAAAATGAGATTCCAACTGTGAAAAGACAATATGCACAGTAAATTATTATGCGTCATTTCGCAACTTGTGAAATTTGACTAATTCGCTCTCTTCTCTTTCTCTGGCTATCAGTCTGTTTCTGTTTTTTCTGTGATTTTGTTGTTCTTGTTCCCATTCGAAAATTCCTCATTCACTTTCTGGTTGCGTGATTTGTAATTTACAATCTTTACATCTGTGTTCAATTCATCCGGCATCTTCCCGACGATCAACACTGTATGCGGTTGCAGCCTGTCTGTCATTACTTTGAATCCCTCGCAAAACTCAATCCGTGCCGCCTTTGCCCGCACTCTTCCATTTGTGCATACAGCAATCACACCGCCCTTACTGTACCCGGCAAAACAAAGATCATAATTGTCTTTGTCCGGGATACCTACGGACGGTATAACACGGATCCCGTTCAGAAACATGTAATGTGCAAGTGCATGGTTCCGGTACACGTTATACAGGTTCAATGCAAACGGCATACCACAATCGCCAGTAGCAATACTGAAATCCGGCATACAGACCGAGTGGAAACACTTCAAGTGTTCCAGGTATTTATCCGGGTTATTCCACAGTCTTTGAAACTTTGAATCGTCAATATAGAAATTCACATTCAATTTTCTATGCCCTTTTATCTTTTGTGAAAAGCTCTCTCCAAAATCTATGGAATCCTCTGGCAGATAATCCAAACTACATGCCGGGACAATCGGGATCTGATATTTTTCATCAAGCTCCGCTCCATAGATCATATATTCTTTCATAACATCAAAAGATGTATGACATCCATTGTACAATACTATCACCCCCAAAAACATTTTACTATTTTTCTTCTTGACAAACAACTTCTTTTGTGAAAAGCAAAGAACGTGCGGCGTAATCACTTCTGCTTAGTTCATTTATCAGCTTTTCCCTTGTCATTTCCGGGTTTGTTCTGTGAATATACCGCAGCAATTCATCTATTTTGTCCACTATGCTGCCCTCCAATCAATGTTTGACATCAGATCATCCAAAAGATAGATCAAATCAGTACCGTACAGGCTGATCCAGTCCGCAAGATACTCTTCCTGCTCAATCGGCATATGAATGTTATAGGAAAAGCAAAAACAATGACAAAGTTCATGAGCCAGTATTTTGCGCAAATAGCCATTTTCTGGTTTATCCGAAACATATATTATCCTATCATTCCAATCAGTCACAGCAAGGCTAATAGAGCCATCAGATCGCATCAGCTTACTGCTTGCACCGCGGACAAATTTTATTTCCCATTCAATACCATTTATCACAAACATATTTTACCTCCAAAAAAAGAAACCACCAGCCAAATATCAGCCAGTGATTTCTAAATTTAAAGTTATTCTTCTTGCTCTTCAATCAACAAATAATTAATGTACCTTGTTGCTGTTCCAGCAAGTTCTTTGCTGTAGTCTAGCAAGTCCATCTTGTACTCCGGTTTATGCCCATATGTGACTGTATAGAACTTTTCCACAAGTTCTAAGTTATGTAAGTCAGACAATTCCACAAGAATTTTGTGATATAAAAATTTTCTCGTCCATCCGAACCGGTCACAGATAATTTTGAGTTTCCAGTTATTTTTATTAAACCATTTACCACTCTCTATCTTTTTTACGATGCTCCAGCGTGCAAACGGGTCTTTCTCCGTAATTTCAGCCTGCGGATTTTTCAGAGCCTGTTCCATGTCGTGGAAGCGATTGATGTATTGAGCTGTGAAAGCCGTTCCCTTTACTCCGGTCAGCTTGTGGGCGATAAATTCGCATCCTTTCTTTGTAATGTCAAAGCAAGGTTGTGTTTTGTTTTGACTATTTTTATATGTGCTTTCTTTGAAAAAATCGGACAGCGCAATTTTGCGCTCTCCTTCAAGTTCCTCATTTGCTTTTGATATTTGGTTACAATATCTTCTGATATCTCTCATCAATTCTTTGTGGTTCTTCCCAACCATTTCCGAAACTTCCATACTGGTTAACGTCTGTTCTAATTGTTTCATCTGAATATCATTCATCAGCAAATCCCCCATTTATTCTTGAATGAAATAATTGTGTTCAAAATAAACTGCAAAAATTTTTCGTCCTGTATGCTCTGGATTTCTGTAATCAGCTGTTCTTTCATCTCGCACCGCCTTTCTTGTCAGATGCAAGGTTACTTGTAAAAATCCAGACACATCTTAAAAAGTGTTCGCTAAGTACATTCAGATTTTTGGTAATTGCTTCAATATACATTTCTCTCATAGATTTTTCCTCCCTTTCAATTTTTTCTTGAAAAGAGATACTCTCTATGATAAAATATTTCACAGAGAGTTATCTCGGTTTTAGGGCAGTTGCATGACCGTCAAATCATTTGCAACTGCTCTTTTTGTTTAACTGCTGATTTCTTCATCAACCTTGTTGTCAAGCCACTCTTTTTTAGTCATTCCTTTTTCAAAAAGTTTTTCTTCTAACTTTTCAAACTTCTCCCTGTCAAGCTCAACACTAAAATTTCTTGTCTTTTCTCTACGTTGTTTCATATAATCAGCTCTGTTCTTGGGTGCGATTTTAACCACCTCCTTGTTACGAGTTACATTATATAATGTTACATGTAACAAGTCAATACCTTTTTGAAAAATTTCCAAATCCACAAATCACTAGCTGATATTCAGTTGTCAATGTTCAAACAAACAGGGGCATTTCTGCCCCTGTCATTACATTTTGGAAACAAGCGTTGACAGCTTGCTCTTTGTCATTGTGCGCTCTTCCGGTGTCATGTCGGAGATAAGTTCCGCCATATCCTCCGAAAGCTCTTTCATGTATTTTTCAAGGTCATGCATCTTTGCATCCTTGTCTTCTGGCGTATTGCCTTTGTGAAGCTCTTTGCTTTCCATGTAGCTTCTGCGGCTCATGCCGCTTTTGCCCTCTCTGCGATCACGCATTCCACCATCTGGTGTCATTTTAGGCTCGGTATAATACATTCTGCCGGAAGAACGATCCATATCACGGTCGTGTTCCATTTCCCGGTACATTTCCGGTGTCATGTGCCAGTAAGGCGGCTCGTCATATCCTCTCCGCGTTCCTCTTCCCTTTGGCGCAAATCTGCCGTCTGCATACCGGTAACGGTCATAATACCGTCTGCCGTCTCCGTAACGCTCAAACATATCAAGAACCTGCTCTGGGTCTGCTTCGTCCATTGATTTTGTAAGCGTCCGGTAATACATGGCTTCCGCAAGGTCTTTAAGCATGTCCGTGACTTTTCCCATCTCTTCTGTATCTACACATTCGATACCTTTTGCAAACTCACACTCTGCGCTTTCAGACAGTTTTTCAATCATTTCGTGCATTCTCTTAATATCCATAAAACCGCCCTCCTTACGCTTCCCGGACTGCAATTAAATTGCTGTTCTGAACTTCGATTGACTGCGTAGACGTATTCTGTACCGCTACCGTAACACAACAACCGCGAGGAACGTCCACATATGCCTGCGCCGAAACGTTAAAGAAGTTTTCAACTGCCGCCGGTGTAACAATCATTCGAGTTGACTGCAACGGTTCTCCGTCAATTGCAATAGCCAGTGAAATAGCTTCAACTGTGCCACCGGTAGGAATTTGAATGTTTCCGGAATAAGATACCAAAAATCTTGCCCGGCACTGATTTGTAAGTCCTCTCAATTTAACAATGCCGCTTCCCTGTCTATGAACAATACATTTTGTTGCGCTTGCCTGAGTTTCTGTAAATGCCACATCTTCTCCCTGCGCAACAGTTTGAATTGCAATTCCTGTAAATTCTGCCATAATTATTTACCTCTCTTTCAAAAATAAGGGCAAACATTATAGTCTGCCCTTTGTGTTTATAAGCAATACTGCACAGCAGACATAATCGAGTTAAACTCAATTAAGATACTCAATTATTCAATTTTGTGTAGCAGCTACTTTTAGCAGCTACATCCTGTGTTGCATCCACAGCCATACGCATAAGCGTTAGGATTTGGAACAACATATGCCGGGATTGCAGCCGGATTTACAGCGTTGATGATCTGCTGTGTCTGCGCTGACATTGCAGTAGTGAGCAATGCAGACTGGCGATCCTGTGATGCGGCTCTTCTTAAGTCATTATTTTCTGCCTGTAAGGAAGAAATCTTTTCCTGACACAGGTAATCAAGGATTGCCCTTGTTCCTGCCTGCTGGCTGTCGATAATGTCTCTTGTGTTGCTGTTCATGGTGTTCTGCAGTGCACAGGTGTTCTGTGACATATTGTAGTTTACACCCTGGATAGCTTCCCTGGTCTCGCAGCAGCAATTAGCCAACTGGGACTGTAAAGCATTCTGCGCCTGCATAAGTGTCACGTTTGTGGTATTAAATCCCTGCTGTGTCTGGTAGCCAAGGTTGCAGATTGCATTGTCTACACCATGGAAACCGTTCATAACGGCGGTATTCTGTGCGTAAAATCCATCACAGAGACCATTTGTGATACCATCTAACTTTCCGATGATAGCCTGCGTGTCAAACCCACGCTGAATTGCAGAGTCGGTGTATGCAGATGCTGTCGCTCCCATACCTCCGTTTCCTCCCCAGCCATTGCCGCCAAAGCCGCCCCAGCCAAAAATCATAGCGAAGATAATGATAGCCCACCAGCCATCGCCGCCCCACATGCCATCATTGTTTCTTCCGTTTCCTGTCACTGCTGCAATATCAGCAAGACTAGGCATTGCATTTCCATTAAACATTTTGTTTACCTCCATCTGATCTATTTACAAATGGGATAACCGGTTATTTTGCGCGCACCCCAAAATGTACTAATGATTAAACATGCTCATAACTTTCTGTTTTGCTTCATCTACCGTAATTCCTCTTTCTTTACAGAGATTCTCTGCCATTGTCTTAAGTCCACCTGTATCTCCGCTTTGATACATTTGCATGGCATTTTTTGCCATAGGATTGTTTTGAACCTGCGGAGAATTCATCATTTGATTTAACAATAATTGTGCCGGATTCATTCTGGATCACTCTCCTTTTTTACCTGTGAAGTTTTTCTTTGACTGCTTGGAATTTTATCTAATCGGTTTTCTATCTGTTCAATCTTCCCAAAAAGTTCATCAAACTTCTGCATAAATGCACCTGTGCACTCGTCTGATAGGTCAAATTTCAATTTTTCAGTATCATGCGATAAATTGCTAACAGTATCATGCGAAACTGGCTTAAAAACGATTGTGCGAATTGTGCCATCTGCGTTCCAACTTTTAGCGTATATTTCTGTCATATCCTGTTTTGGGAAAAATGCAACGCTGCCATCCATTGGCACATCATTGGCAGTGATGTTTTCTACCGCCGGAACTACTTTTCCATTTATGCCAAAAGTTTGAACCGGGATCTGCTGCTGAATTTGCTGCGGTGCCTGCATATAATTTTGTGTATTATCAATGCGTGGCTGATTCATATACGGATTGTATGCGTACTGCTGCCCGTATTGCTGCATCTGCTGATTATAAATCGGATTCTGGTATGCTCCGCTCATATTCATCCTGTTTGACCTCCTCTAAAACATCTTCTATTGCGTGTATGATAGACGACTGCGTTGACAAGTCCAAGGACTGTAACTCTTTTCTGGCAAAAATTTTTTCAAGAACTTCATCTGAAAACACCACCATCCCTCCCTTTGATTATATTTTTGCATAAAAAAAGACGGCAAAACCGTCACGATTCCGACAGTTTGCCGTCAAAAAATACAACAAAAAAAGAACGCATTAAGCGTCCATACATCCGTTCGTGTTACCTTTAGTGTTACCTTTGATTTTGACCTTTAGAAAAGACACCATTCAAAAACTCCTTTCTTTCAGTAAAATCAAGGCTTCACAAGGTTTTCTTAAACAAAAATAAAGTAGCGGAAGGGAGATTCGAACTCGGTATAAATTCTCTCAAACCCGCATAAATACTGAATTTCTTTATCTCCAAAGGTGTTACCTCGTGTTACCTTTTACATTGATAATGCTTTTGCAATATATTCCTGCATTTCACTCTCTGTCTTGTTATTAAAATAGTAATGATCGAGAGTTGTTCTGATATCTGTATGCCCCATTTGTGTTTTTATTACCGATTCTGGAACATTTCCATCTATCAACTTTGTTGCATATGTCTTTCTTGCCTTGTGAATTGAACGTTCACCAATTCCTATTCTATCACATATCACATATAGCCGCCTTGTAAATGCCTGACCTTTTATTCGTTTACCGTTTTTCATAAAAATATATTGCCCAAATGGATTGAGCATTTTTATTTTTCTCATAAGTTCTTTGGTATCTGCGGTAATTATAACATCTCTAAACCCAGCATCACTTTTAGGAAAATTTTGAACATCAAATACATATTTGCCATTATCATCTCTATATCTTATTTCTGTCTTTGATATATGTATCTTATTTTCTCCGACATCAGACCATGAGAGGGTAGATATTTCCCCAACTCTCAATCCTGTTTTAAATGCCAAAATAATGCCAAGTTCTATCAATGTAGGCTCATCTTCCATTACAAATCGTTCAATTAAAAGTTCCTCATCCTTAGAAAATACCAATTCGCAGTCTGACTTATGGTTCTTTTTAAATGACTTTTCCGAAATTTCCAAATCACCCATAAAACTGGTTATGCTCAGGCTGGTATAATGTTTTTTCTTTGCATATTTGAAAATTCCGTTAATCAATATCCGCATATCAGAATAAGCTTTTTGCGTAAGTTCCAGTTTTGAAATAGCTGTTTTTATGAATGATTCCAATATTTCTTCATCAATGTACCGGATTTTTCTATTTGCAATCGGCAAATACTTATTTTCAAAAAATCTTTTAAAATTTGTCTCGTACTTGTCCTTTGTCTGTCTTGTTATTTCACCATATTCAAGTTTTTCAGAAATCCAATTAGAATATACCTGAATAACTGTAGGTTCATCCTCCTTAGCTTTATAAAACTTTACTATTTCATCTTCAATTGCTTTTTCAGATGTTCTCTTTACAAGTCTCTTTCCTCTCTTATTATCTTCATCTGGCAAATATGTGTAAAACTTTCCATCTTTTCCTTGCCAAATGCTGTAAGTGTGTTTTTCAATAAATTTTTTCCTTTCGTTCATTTCAATTTTTTTCTGAATGGTGTCTATGTTGATAATACCATTTTCGATGGCAATATTCAACAACTCACTATTTGAAAGATTTCCCGTTTAACTCACCTTCTAACTTTTTTACTTTCTGTTTAATATCAAAAATTCTTCTTTCCACTGTTCTTGTTGATACGCATAGTCTCATGGCTATTTCTTTTGAAATAAGTCCACGGGCAAGAAGATAAAATATTTCTTCTTCCTGCTCCGTGAAATTGGCGTTTTCAATAATTGTTTCAAGCTCTGGCTTAGTCAGTTTTGAAAACTTCATAAGCCACTATCCTCCAATATTTTATTCTTCTCCCCACCAGATCTTCGGTGTACCATCAGCATTGAGCATAACTGTAAGACCACCGCCCTCTTTATAACCTCCACCAACAAACAAATACATCACGCCAGTATCTTTGTCGGCATAAATAGAATATGTATCCGTAAATTCTACTCCTTCCATCGTATTATCCTGCTCTGCGTCAACATTCACACTCTCGCATCCGGCGATTAAGAGTGTTACCGTCAATATTGCTGCTATAAGTTTCTTTTTCATGGCTTGCTTTTCTCTCCTTAATATCAATCTATCTCAATTTTTATCCCATCCGCTTTATAAACCAAATCTTCTATCGTACTTTTCGTCTTCGATAAGGTCAGTATCCGTATAATTATCAAGACATTTTTCGTATGTCGCTTTCTGGTTTGTGATTCCAGTGTATGTCTCATACGGATTCGGTAAATCATGCTTTTTACAGCATTCGCCGCATATCACAAAACTTCTCGTCTTCGCTTCAAATCCATACGGCGTATTATCGGTATGATACCGCGCAAAATTCTGAAACGGTGTCATCGATAATAATGTTGCAGTTCTATCACAATCTTTTCCACAAAAGTCACATATCGCATGAATCATGTTAATTACCTCTCTTTCTTTACTAAATCTGCTAAAACAAACTCATTTGCCGCTCATCGTACTTATATTTTTGTTTCGTGGGTATCTTCCCTTGGAAAAATATTCTCTCAACCCGGTCTTTCTGTTTCAGATTTGCCATATACTGATTATCAACCTCAGGTGGCACGGAAAAATAATACTCTTCCGGTAACGGCAACCTGTTCTCTGTGCAGATTACTTTAAGTTGTCGTTGATAATAAATGATGTGGTTCCGCGCCAGGTTCATGTTGCATCCATCTGACCAGAACGGATCATTACACCCGTTCTGATTGATATCTTTCCAGTGTTCTATTTCTCTGCGGATGCACTGGCAGTACTCTTTCACTTTATCTTCTGCTGTCTGTATCATGACAGCACCTCCGGAACGTCTTCAATCTGCATCTGACCTTCCAAATCATCCGCATTGCGTTCACTTTCTTCACGGGCTGCAATTTCTTCTGCATCCATATCAACTTCTTTTCCAACCTCAATACAGAATACTGGTTGTCCAAGATCTTTAACACAAAATGTTCCTGTTATTTCATATCTCTTTCTTTTTCTCGGATTTGCCAAAATAACACTTATTGGTGCATCATACGGGAATGTATTCAAGTATTCTTTTAATTCACTATTTTTCATTTTCTTCAAAAGGAACCCGATATATCGTTGCCCCGGCCGGAGGTTCGGCTCCTTTCTGATATTCCATGCACATATCTACAATAGCGCATTTTGAATTTGTTTATGTTGCGTTTTATACAACAAATTCATCGTTTTATTGCTTTTAAATCATCCAATCTAATGGCAAACCTCTCACTCCTTTTTTATTTCAAAATTTCATCTAAGCAGGCATTCCAACCTACCCGACGTATTGATGTGCTGAGATCTTCATAACCAGATTTCAACTCTGGTATCTTCTCTGGCAACTCCCGGAGCGGACACCAATCCGGCTTTTCGTAGGTTTCGGAATTGACTGCTCTTGACACCTCGAATGCCTGACAACGATCTTCTCCGCCACTGCTGTTAATATGGCAAAAGTTGCAACCGAAACATGATCCCGGCATATCCATTACCAATACTGCTTTAGTCATATTCACACTCCTTCCGGCTTTTCACACCGCTCAAATTCTATAACCCAAACCCACGGTGATGCATCCCAACCGTAACGGTCAAGGTCTGATTTCTTGATGGTGGAATTCCATAATGCTTGCATAGCTCCTATTTGAGTTGTGTAGCAATTATGCATATCTGTTTCTTGCTTCCAGGTAAATCCTGTTGGACATTCATCATACTGTATGCCTTCACGTTTTGCTTGCTCATCGGTTATCTCCTGCAACCGCTCCACTCTCACATTCATAACCTTAAGCCAGATGCGTGCGGCTTCTTTTGGCATGTGAATGGATGGTTTCCATTTTGTAATATCTGCAATATCATTTCTTTGCCAATCTTCGTAGTAATAGTATCCGTTCGGCGCCTTTTTCCATGTTTCTCGGACATACAGGATATCGCCCGGACAAATAGGACAAGTTCTTTCTGCTATGCTTAACTGCTCCGTATGTTTCTTATCTGCAAAGTTATGTACTGCATAAGTTCTCTTGTCAGCATTGTAAAAATCCATATCCGGCACAGTACACTCATTGGCATCTTTGCAAATTCGCCTTGTGCAAGTCTTCCGTCCGTCCAGAATTGCCCGAACCATTTCTGTGTTGAATAAAATCGGTTTAATTGCCATCTACTCCACCGCCTTTCAACATTTTCAAAAACTGTTCATCATTCCTTTTGCACATCTTTGCTCTTTCGCAAGGCTTTTCACACTTGAAATAGTCGCTTTTATACTTCCTGTTATCTGCCTTGTTGCAATGCTCACACGGCTTATTCATCTACTCCACCTCCTTTCACAACCTCGATTGCTCTTCTGTATGCATCCACATACGCATCCTTTTCATTACTTGTCAGCAATTCATCAAATTCTGCGTTGTCAATTTTCATTTCCAACTGCTTCACAACCGCATCCACATCATAGGCGGTCGGCTGTGCATTAATCATTTCAAACGCACTTTCTGCCGTAATTAAACTGTCTTTTCCTCCAACTTGCTTGTAAAATAACTCTGCATTCATTGCATCCGCATCAATCAGTCTTCCCATCGTTTGCCCTCCTGTTCCAATCTGCAATCGCTTTCATCCGCTCGTCTTTTCCTGTTCGAATGCCTCCATCCTGATCCATATACATCTCGCATTCATAACTCTTTGGAAGTTTCATTCCGCATTTCGTGCATTTGATTTCGAACATAACTCCAACAGCCGAATGCGATGACTTATTTGCAATGGTAAAGAACATTGCGTTTCCACCGCAGAACGGACATGGCTTCAATTTTTCGTTCATTCTTCATCCCCCCAATCTAATTTCTGACCACAGCCACTGCAATATAACCCAACATTATACTTGTTTCTTAAATCTCCCTTCTCGTAACAAACAGGACAATAATAGTGATGCATTCCTCTATTGTATCCTTTCTTTATCTTTTCTCTTATTCCTTTCCTTGCTGTCTGCTTCTCCACCGCCACCCGACATTCTTCCGGTGTGCCGATGGCGCGGAACTGTTGAATCTCTTTCAGTGCGTTTATTGCCATTGCATAAGCATTTTCAAAAGATTCCCCCCATGATGTATCACATGGAATTGCTTTTCCAATTTCGTTACAATCATATTTTAATTCTTCAATCGCTTCATTCTCTGTCATTCCTACACCTCCAACAGTTCCAAGTATTCACTAAAGGAAATCTGCGCCTTTTCGGATAACTCACTCGGATAACGCTCTAACAAAGCCTTAATGCACTGTTTCATGTCTCCAAAATATCCGATTGTTCGAACGCTTTCTTTTTCATTGCCGTCCTTATCCTGTCCGGCATATCTCTGTCTCAGGGTGTGATTCAGAGAATCAATCTCCACAAAATATCCATCCTGCAGTTCCACAGCTAACTTGTCCATCAACCATTCCTCCTATATTTCATACGTCTTTCCGATAAACCGCTTATCAATGTACTTACATTCCCATTCCAGTACACTTGCGATCCCCGTCATGGTTTCATATCAGGTAGCAAGGCAGCTAATTAAATATCTGATTCTCTCATAAACCTGTCTGATCTGATTTCCCGAAAATTTAAACTGTGTTTTAAGGCAGACACCCAACATAGCAAAATAATTAAATACCTGTGCCAGTAAAAACTTATTTGCCTGTATCATGCAGTTCGGTGCAATCTTTCTCTCTACCAGATAAAAACTTTCACGATACGGAATCTTATTAGTTTCCTCTCTCACGTCAATCTTGCATTTATCTTTCAGATAAAAACCAAGTTCCTCGCCTGTCGTTCCATCCTTTGCATTCTCCACATATGCATCAATAGTCTGCTCAACCTTTATGATTCTTTTGTGTCCGAATCCGAACTTATCATGCAGTGCCTGATATGCCATCATACGGACGTTATAATAGGATTCCTCTATCAGATAATCCGCATTGCTTTGTGCCTTGGCGTGTCTCTGTATTCCGATCAGTTCACTCTTGGAATATCCAAGTGGCTGCATCCGCTTTTTCTTTCTTGCCAGTGCATTACTCATTTGTTCTTCCATCTCCTCTCTACATCCTCAAAATGGCTAAATACAAGACTTTGAACATATTTTGATATATTTGTCCGTGCATATTTTTTAATTAGCATTTCCCCTGCTTCCATCATTCCTTGGAACCACTCATCTTCGTTATCAGCTTCATAAAACTGCTGCCGGAATTTATAATAGTCATTAAAAAACTGCCATTCTTCGGAACCTTTTTCAAATTTCTTACTTGCCATAATCATTCACCTTTTAATCAAATGGTGTGCTGCCACATACTTCTCGGAAACCGTCTTTCTGTCGCATCCGTGCTTGAATCTGTTCAATGGTTTCGGTTCGCTCGATAAATTCCATACGATCACCTTCAAACTGAACAACTTCTCTAAACGGTGTACCCTGTCGATTCTTTTCAACTTTCAAGCCTTTAAATTTTCTGTCTTCATCCAAATTCCACATAAGAATAATATTGGAAGCATCCTGCTCAATATCTCCGGATTCTCTTAATTCGGACATTGTAGGCTCTTTCGTTACATTCATTTCCGATACTCGGTTAAGCTGTGACAATAGGATGATCGGAATGTGAAGCTCTCTCGCAAGTGCTTTGAATTGCTTCGAAACTTCCCCGACTTCGGATGCACGATTATTGAACTTCCGGTTACACCGTACCAATTGCAGATAGTCAACTACGATCACGTCATATCTTTGATGCCTGCATTGCGTTCTCATTTCCTCAATAACATTTGTCTGATCGTCAATTGTGATCGGATATTTTTCAAGCTCATCATTTGCCTTGTCAAAGGCTTCTTTCTCTCCACCAAGAAAAGCCTTTGCCCTGCGAACTCTTGTCAGACCAATCTTTGACATTCTTGAAACAAACCTTTCATAAATCTGACTGTTGTTCATCTCCATGTTGTAGTAACAAGTGTTATAGCCTTTTCTTGCCATATTCTCGATTATTTGTGCCACAATAGCAGACTTACCAACTCCCGGTCTCGCGGCAACAACTGTAATGTCTCCGCCTTCAAGACCGCCAAGGCAATCGTCAAGATGGTAAAATCCTGTCTTTACCCTGTCCTCTCCCACATCATCATTGAAGTATTTATCTTTGTTCTCTGATACGATTTGCTTCATCAACTTAGATTTCTTCAACTGATTAACTTGGATTTCTTCAAGCCTTGTAAGAACTTCCGCGATCGAATTATCAATATCACATGGTCTAAGGCTCACTCTCTGGAAAAGGCTTTTCGTTTCCCTTGCCCGCCAATCCTTAATGACTGCATCCGCATAGTTTTTCATTGCTGTCGATAACGGAGTTGCGGCAATACATTCCTTAAGCTCCCCGGCAATCATTTCCGGCTCCCATTTGTGGTTTTCAAGTGACTGAGACAGTGAAACGACATTAATGTTTTCTCCACGATCATACATGGCAAGCATTTCAGCAAAAGCATCTTGGCAAAATTCAGAGCTGAACATTTCCGGCTTCAATTTGTTGTAAATCTTGTACATGGAATCATTGTCAATCAATACACATCCGATCACTCCAATTTCTGCTTCTGTCAACTGCTCTCACCTCGCTTTCGTTTCTCTACTTGGCGAATCCAGTAATCGCAATCCTCTTTCAGCCAATCACCATATTTCGGAATATAACGATAATTCGTATCATCTGGATTCTTCTCTATATAGTCAGTAACATATGCCACTGTAGCCTCATATATCAGCTTTGCAACGGCTTTTCTGTTCGGTTCGATAACTTCTAAAAGCTTGTCCATCCATGCTACCTTGGCAGACGTTAACGACGTTTTCTTTGGATATGCATTGATCGTGTATTCCCATCCCCATTCCGCGTCAAAGTCCAAATCAGATGCAGGCACGCTTTCTTTTGTATTTTCTTTCTCTTTCTCTATATCTGTATCTATATCTTTCTCTATATCTATCTCTACATTGCAATTTTGTTGCAAAATGTTGCACTCCGTTGCTCCACTGTTGCATTGAAACGCTTTTTGTGCATTTTCCCTAGATTTACGACTTCTTCTTGTACTTGCAGTCTCACTTCCTAGGTTATCTTGCACAAATGGCAACTTGTACTCAATGGAATCTGATGTTTCAAGCAATCCGCAGGAAAGAAGATACTGAATCGTTACTTGAACATTGATTTCGTCCTCGTCAATATCAAGGGCGATCTCTTTGTAAAATTCATCTTCCAAGCCGGAATACTCTAAGTAGCCGCCCTTTTTCAACGACAACAACTGCATCTTAAGGTATATGATCGTGTATGTATCACCGCCAGCCATCTTACGGAGTTTCTTGATTCGTTTACTGTCAAAGAAATCATCCATCAGTTTAAGCCAGTAATACCGCTTATTCCCCGCCATTTTCACTACCTCCAAGCAATTCAATAACCTTTGCCCCTGCATCTTCCGGGCGACAAAATACGAACTCAACGCCATACTTAAGTTGCATTGTCAACATAGCTTTTGCCAATACCTTGCCAGATGTCGGCTTTGTTTTCGGTAGCGGTACATTCAGCAATTTTCCAAGTGTGTGCATATATGCAATATTGTTATACCGGTCTACTCGTGGATTGTTCCACTTAGAAACATCTTCAATGGATTTGATTCCATCTTCGTTTTCTACCAATACATAAAGTTTGATTCCGTTGTTTTGAGCAAGAATACACTCATCACGAAATCTTCCATGCTGACGTCCGCAGATGTTTCCTACAATCTCCTGCATATCTTTCTTAGTATCTACAGATACATCATAAGTTCCAAGGAAATCCATCTTTTTAAGTTCCATTTTTCTAGCTGATTTTCTATGGATAACATCCGCTACCTTGTCTGTGGCAATTATGTAATCTCCAACCGGCAATGGTGCACGCAAGACTTCCATATCGTGGCTTTTAAAATATCTATTCTTAAGGATATGCAAACCCTCTTTCTGTCCTTTATCCTCAATTATTAACACGTATTCTCCTTTCTGGCGGTCACTTTCGGCAACCGCCAAAGGTATCTCATGGCTTTCAATTTAGTTTTGTGATATATTAAATTCCATACCAAAGTCAGATACCGCATAAACTGGTTTCTTTTATGCTTTCACATTGGTGTTTCAACCTATCAAAACGGGCAAAGGTTCATATCAACCTCTAATCCACGTTCTGCAACGTAAACATCTGCCCCATATTTAACTGTTTCTTCTGTCTTTTGTTTGAATAGTGCGGGATCTCCGCTTTTATCTGATAAGTGAATTAGAACGACATTTCTTAATGCATGGTTATCGTTAGTAGAAATAAATTTAAGTGCCGTATCAAGACTCATATGCCCTCGTAGGCGGTGTTCGTAATTTGGCTCTTCTCGGTTCACAAACTGCATATCATAATTGGCTTCCACCATGATGTGATTAACACCATTAAATCTCCATCTGACGTATTCCGTGTCTGTTGCATACACAAGGCTTCCCATCTCTGGATGCGTAATGTAAAACCCAACGCACGGGCACTCTGAACCGTCTCCGTTGTTATGTAGCCATCTTCCAGATTTATCACGGTTTTCAAATGCCCTTATGTCAAAATTTCCTTTTCTAAAACGCATTTCAGAATCTTTTATCGGCGGTCTGCATGGTTCAAAAACAGGAATACCAGCTTGCACATATTGTAAGCTATAAAGACTATGGTCAATATGGAAATGGGTAGTAATCACAGCCTTAATTTTCATCACATTGAAATCCAGTGCTTTCTTGACTTCCATGAATGGCAACCCAGCTTCGATTATCAAAGCTTCCTTGTCATTCTCCAGCATGTAGCAATTACCGGATGAACCAGAACCTAAAACTTTAAGTCTCATTAAAGAACTCACTCCTCACATCAATAATCTGTCTCGTCTGTCCAAACAATGCCCTATTATGCTTTGCTCTCTGCTCATTGTCACAGATAAATTGCTTGCAAATTTCTGGTCGAACCGGATAGATTCTGCATTTCTCGCAACTCTTATCCGTATCAAGAAAAGGGCATGTCATATCATACGTTCTATTCGCAGTGTGAAGAAGATGTTTGCACTCTTTGATATGATTCTTACGGATATATCTGTGAATGGCATCTACTTCCTTTCTGCTCATTGGCAAGAGATTTGAGCAACAGTTACCGCACTGGCTGCATTTTCCATCTTTGCAAAAGTTGTAGGTATTATCAGCCATACCTTTCTGAACTGACTCTAAAAATGAAATAACTTCCATAGGCTACTCCAATTCTTCCTCTGTAGGGAACTGAAAAATTTTTAAATAATTTGTACTTGTATATTCCATGTACTTGTTTCTAAGCATTTCCATAGCTTTCTTGGCTTTTTCTTTGGAACTATATTCAGCCATTTTTGTTCCTATTGCTGTCGAAGAGTTGTGGCAAAAGATAGCTGCGTGTTCAACATTCTCATATTTCCCGACTGCCATGCTCAAAGAACTGATTTCATACGGTACATCAATTGTGCCGTCCTGTGATATAACTCTCATGCATCCACCTCTAATCTTTCATAAAGTCCGGTACGTTCTCGTCATTCTCAACGACTTCTCCGGCTACTTTTTCTGGCTGTGATTCAACTACTTCGCTCCCGGTCTCAATAGCTTCGGATTCAGCTACGATAAATGGCTCTGAATTGGCATTTTCCGCAATTTCCTCCTGCGTCTGCTGATAAGTTTCATCCATCTGCATAAGAGACTGTTTCGCAATAGCATTAAGGTCTTTTGGATGCTTTTTGATTGCATTATTACGCATCTTACGAACAATCATGGATTCCGATGTATCAAGCCATGCAGCACTCATATATGGTTTCGCAACTTCACAGGCGAGCATATCTTCAATAGTCTTACAGTCTAAAAGTGCTTTCAGAATTTCTTTTTTCTTTTCTGCGATAGCTTTCTTTTCTGCTTCTGTTGCATCATAACGTGTCTTTTTGCCACCTTTTACAAGTCCGAAAGTTTCATTCAACAGATTATTACGGACATGAGCGAAAAGATTCCCTTTTACGCTTTCACGCTCTGCAATCATGTACTCGATTTTTCCATCATTCATTTCAACAGGATAAACAACACGGATTACTTTCTGTGAAAATCCTTTTTCTTCCCACTCCGGCGGCGTAACTTCAACGCCTCTGTGCTTCGGATATGTAAACTCATCCCCTTCTTTCACAAGCCATACCGGATATACTTTTTTAACATCAACACCAAAGTTGCGAAGAAGCGCATCGTTTCCGTCTCCTTCGATTCCCATTTCTACTTCCTTGTACCAGTTTCCGTTTGCGTCCTGCTTGCTTCTCAATTGGAAATAGCACTCTCTTGGTACAGCATTGGCATTAAGTTGAAGGCTTGATACCTGCCCGATAACCTGTCTCAAATTAGAACCATTCAAGTTGCTCATAGCGGCTTTGTTGGATGTAACAAGGTTGTAAATTGCACTCATAGCTGCCATAGCGCACTGCTTGGAATAATCATCAAACACAAGTCCATGCTCTGCGAAGTCACGCTCCATAAGCCCTGTGTACTGGTTCGCATAATAAGAAAGCTGTGTATTCATTTCCTGTTTTCCCTGTGCCGCCACTTCCTGTTTCTTTGTTTCTGCCATAATTATTTTTCCTCACTTTCTTTCCTTATTGCTTTTCTAAATGCTCCATTTTTAAGGAATTTCAAAACAAGATTGAGTTGCATATTCTTGAAAACCTCTATGTGCTTTGTACTGTGATACCACATTACCCATTCCTGTTTCAAAAGTTCCTCAATGCTTGTAATCTGCTCACCCTCTGCGAATTTTCGCTGGCTCAAAAGATATTCCCTGTGTTTTTGAATGTTCTCGCATTTTGCGCACTCTTCGGAAGAATACCTTGAACAATGCTTTCCGTTAAGGTTTATAGACAATGCACAATATCTACATGGATTAACTCTCATCGTCACCACCGCTTTCCTGTTCCTCATATTTCTTCACAACTTCCACCTTGTCAGCGCCGTAGGTTTCTACCCACTTCATATCTACCGATTCATTCGTGACCGTCACCTTTGCACCTTTGGCATTTACAACCGTGTCACCGGCTTTTACGGAATCCTCGGTGCTGTATGTATAACTCCTGGTGCTGTTTGGAAATTTTGCTTTGATATACTGCATTTATCAATTAACCACCTTTCTATTCTTAACCTTTATGGCAATTTCTTCTGGTGTTAAACCTTTCTTCCGCAATATGTATATCCACTGCGGCGTACACCCTAAAAATTTTGCAAACCCAGATTGCGTATATGTATTTCCACCATACGAAATCATTACATTTGTTTTCTGGCTTCCCTTTTCTTTTCTGATCGCATCTTCAAATGAATACCCAAGATCATATATGCGGCTCTCTAAAGTTACACGATTTATCCCAAAACGCTTTGCCCAATCAGACATGCATAATGTCTCGCCGTTATATGTGACCATTACGTTTGTGCATTTATTCTTTTGCTGTTCTTGAATCGTTATCCATCTGCAATTTGACGGCTCATAATTTCCATTTGAATCAATACGATCAATAGTTAAATTATCCGCATAACCATTTTCTAACGACCATGATTCAAAATTTTCATAAGTGCACCATTCAGAACATACCAGAATCCCTTTATCGTAATACGACTTTGCGTCTTTTCGGTTAGCATTCCTGCAACGATCAATCATGTTGTACCAAATGCTAAAAATACGTTTGTTTTTGATCGTATATTTACGTTTCAAACATCCGCAGGATTTTGTATGTCCGTCTACAAGATGCCAATAATTTTTATATGTAACGTTCCCACAATCGCATTTACATTTCCAAAACGGATGACCGTCTTTCATATACGAAAATTCGAGAGCCGTCAGCTTGCCATACCTATTTCCGGATATATTATTCATTAGAAACAACCAACTCCTTGTCCTCGGACACATACAAGCAAATCATCTGACTTTCCATATCTGGTAAATTGCCGCTTGACACCGCTTCGCAATTATCTACGAAAATCGGCACGCTCACACCGTACAATTCGCTTAACGAGCGGATAATATCAAGTCCGGCTACAATTCTGTGACCACTGTTCAAAGTCGAATACGGAACGCCATTTACAGTACACTCGCAACAATCTTTCATACCGCCATTTAATTGCATTTCGAAGAGTTTGAAATTAACTGTCTTGAAATGGCTATTGATAGATTCAGAAACCTTATCCAGTTTGAAACGAATGAACTCTTCTAAGAGGTAAAGCATCTGTTCCTGGTCGGCAACTTTCTGCCCGATTTCTTTCTGCTCGTCACGAAGCGTTTCGATACGATCATCAATCGCCACATTGTTAGCCGCCTGCGCAATAACCTTGTTCACCTCTTCAAGCTGACTCTGCAGATCGGCTTTCTCGGCTTTTAAATCAGTAACAACCTTGTCTGCGCCCTCGGATTCAACCTTTGCAATATCAGCAAGAATCTTGTTATGCTCTGTTTTCAGCTTCACATACTCTTCATTCTGCGAATAATCAGCTTCTGCCGGGATCTCGGATAACTGCTTTGCATAATCATTCTGCTTTGCAAGTGCCTTGGATTCCTGCTCTTTGAGTGCCACAATATCTTCCTGCAACTTGGCGTTTTCCTTTGTCATTCGCTCAATATCAGCCTTGCAAGCGTTGCCCTTGTCAATCAGACCTTTAAGTTTTGCGCCCTTTGCATCATCAAATGCTTTGCGTGCATCCTCTAACTGCTTGGTGGCACGTGCCTTGGCATCTGCCTTTTTCTGCTCAAAATCAGCCTTAAGAGACTCAATCTTATCCTGCGGTAACTTCTGACCACATAAGGAACAAACCGTTGTAGATTCATCAAATACCCACTTGGATTCATCAAAGAGATACGGAGTTTCATCAAACGCCTTGGCTTTCTCGGAATTATACTGTTCACCCAACTTCTTCCGTTCGGCATCTGCGTCAGCAATAGCCTTTGCATTGTCCGCAATCTGCTTCTCTTTTAAAGAGATTGTTGCTTTGAAATGATCCATCTCATTCTTGCAACCGCATAAATCAGCATCAATATTGCTTCTCCGATTGTATAACTCACGGTTCATCGTCTGCGCGATGCCGGACATATCAAATTGCAACTGCATTTCCTTGCTTCTCAAATCGCCTAACGTGCTACCGGCATTCTCAATCTTCTTATCACATTCAGCGATTCTTCTTGTCAGATCAGCCTTGGCAAGCTCCTGCTCTGCCACATCCACATCAATCTTGGATTTTTCTACTTCATCAATACGCACCGGAATTTCAGCCTGTTTCTTCTTCCACCCGGATAACGCTTTGGAAAACTTAGCACGGATATCATCTGTGGACGGTGCTTTCTCCAATTCGCCGAGTAATGGGGCATACTTAGCATCTGTCTGCGCCAGTTCAACATCCGATACATCCGTTGCAAGGCGCATCAGAATATCGCGCTGGTCTTTCCATTTCAAAGAAGAAAAATACTGTGGATTGGTCAGCATCTTAAACATATCCTCGCTCTGTGCCAGACCGGAAACATAAGCTTTGAAATCAGCTTCACTCTTTGGATAACCGTCAATCTCAAATGAATTGACATTGCCCTGTAAAGTCACGGTGTCTGTTCCCCGCTTCTTAACCCAGTTCTGCTTCTGCACTTTGGAAAGTTCTACTTCCTTGCCGTCCACATCCAGAACGGCTACAACCTTAATTTCTACGTTATCAATGCGCTTTCCGTCCTTATCCAGTGGTCGAACATTGAACTTTTCCTCTCCAGCACTGTTCTTATTAAACAGAAGCCATGTAAACGCATCAAAGATAGTTGTCTTTCCTGCTGCATTCTGCCCTTTAATGTTTGTCTTATTCGAGAAATTCACATCAAGGCTCTTAATTCCCTTGAAATTCTCCATATGTAACGATCTAATTTTCAGTTTCATTTTCTTTCTCCCTCCGCTCTTTATATTTTTTAAGTGCATCTTCAAAGCATGCTTCATCGTCAACATATCCAAGAGCTGACTCTATAATTTTTGAATTAATAGTTGTTCCTTTTTTTCCCATCAGCTCAATGTCTCTTTGGTGCTCATTTGCAATAATGGCACATGCTGTATGAACTTTTGTCCTGCATGCAACCAGATCTGCATATTCTTCGACGGAAATTGTAACGGTATTTTCTGCCATCTTAATTTTCCTCCTCTAATACATTAATTTTGCTTACAGACACCTCATATGCTGTTCTCTGCTCTTCTGTTCCATCTTCATATTTCTTAATATATCCGCGGCTCTGAATGCGTCCATTGATCTCGATATAGGTTCCTACTTCCAGTTGACCAACAAATCTTGCATTTCTGCCCCAAACAACACATGGAATATAATCTGTTTTTCCATAGGAGCGGTTGACTGCAATTAATAAATCTGCAATTTCTCTTCCAAGCGGAGTTTTCCTGTAAATCGGTTCTTTGCATACATATCCGTCAAGCTGGATTTTGTTCAAATCTGTATGTTCTCCCGGATTCGCTTTTTCAATTTCACAGACGAATACATATAATAACAGACGATTTCTCTTTTCCTCATGTTTGTTATAAGAACTATACACACCGGAAACATTAACGGCAGTGCCCGTGTATTTATCATTCAGATTGATTAATCTCTCTGAAATAATTAATGGGATAATATCAGCCGTCCCACTTAATCTATCCACTTTGAGGTGCATATTATAAAATCCCTCTCCAAACACCTCATGGTTAAATTCCGGCTCTGTGATAATCGTTCCTGTAAGTTCCACTTTATTGTTTTCTGCTCTCATATTTGAATTTCTCCTTTTCTTGTGCTAAAATAGGCGCAAATAGCTTATGCTATTGCTTGAACTGGAATCATTCAGCTTTGGTCGGTTCGGATGATTCCTTTTCTTTGCTGTAATCAGTGTCAAATGTGATATAGGTAATACCGTCATCGTCATCAGACTCACTTCTGTAATCGTAATCTACAATCTCTTCTGTATACTCCTGCCACTCCCCATCTATTTTTGTTCCTATATAAATAAGAAGTAATCCAATCAATACAGGTATAGCAGTGACCGGATACTCCGTTGCATCAATGCAGATGCAAAACAGAAAAACAACGGTGCCGATCATTTCAATTACCTTTGCAAACTTCTTCATAGACACCTTACTCCTACCACTTATAGGAACCATTGGCAATCTCGTCACCATACAAGGAAACAAAATCTGTTATTAATGCGATAAACTCTGAATTTGTCGGCTTTCCTTTTTCCACTGAAAACGTATAGACAAAAATTTTGTTTATTGCATTTTTATTGCCATTTGTCCAAGTAACTTCTATCGCGTGCCGGATTGATCTTTCTACTCTCCAGACTGTATCGCCGTTTTCTTCTGCGATTTCAGTATAGAGTCCTTTAATAACGTTGATAAGTTTACTTCTGTTTTTAAGACATTTCTCAACCGCACTGATTATGTAACCGTAACCCTTAATGCTATGTTTTACGCCGATCTGATCTAATGTCTTTCTTAATGCAATGTTCTGTCTATCCATGAATACCTCCTGTTAATCCTTTCCAACTCCGTATCTGATTGCCATTTCCTTTACAATAGCTGTATATCCCTCGATCAGCTTCTTGTCCTCTGCGATAATATCCACATAGGATAATTTGTCTCTGGTCGATTTACAGATACCTTCATCAGCCATTCTCCTGCGCTTATTCGTAAGTCTCTGTTTCAGATTTACACCCATCCGCTTTGACAACAGTTCGTAGCTTTCGGCTCTTACTTGGCTGTATGCCTGTCCGCCGCCAAGCTCCATACTGATTTTCCGCAGAATGTTTCCGGTATCATCACGCCATGATGTTGTATCAAGTGCAACCACTTCTCGGATGCTCTCAACTCTTTGTTCCACATGGTTCAGTTGTTCCGCCTGCCGCTTCTGTTCTAACTGCTGTTCCGCTACAGAATTGAAAATCTTCTGGAACATCTGCAATTCTGGAGACAACTTAGACATATCGAACTGTCCCTGCGGATTGTAATAATTCTCTTCCAAAACATCGAACTGCTCCCATGCCTTATCCGTTCCGAGCATCTTGCAGTGGCGGCTCGCTCCGCGGCGCGTCCAGAGATAAAGTTGCGGAGCATTCTTTCCAACTAGGTCGAATTTTTCTACCATGTTCTTAAAAGCCCTCAATTCCTCTCCCTTAAGCAGGTAGAAATGTTCACCCTCCTCAAAACGCCCTGTGTTGTTTCCGTAGTTCTGTTTAATTTGCACCTCTGTCGCCTCATAGATGTCTGCCAGTTGCGCTGTAGTAATAACTCTTTGCCCATTCCATTCAATAACAGGCAACTCCTTTGTTCCAACCTTTACTAATTCGCTCATGCTTCTCCTTTCCGGATTTTTTGCAATAAAAAATCCAACTACCGCTTGATAGTTGGAAAATACTGGTTGTCTCTATTTTGCTTTGTTGATACAATTAATGTACGGCGGCGGCCATCATGAAAGGAACTGTTATCATGAAAATCGTTAGTATACTTATCTCATTATTGGTATGGCGTGTTACCGGTTACGACTTCTTCATAATTCTAACCATAACATCCATGACAATCGACCTATACAAAGGAATTAAAAAAGTACAAAAGAGATTAAATAAAATACTAAAGATGATGCGGAAAATAAAGCAATAATGTAACTCATTTCCTGCCGCCGTCGCATATTAATTGTATCAACTGATTTCCTGTGTTACAAACACATTTAATCTGCAAATTTCGACATATTTCTCAACTATCTCAATATTCAGTTCTTCTTATTCTTTCGTTTTTGAGTTCCCAGTTTCTTCACTGGTTGCCTTGCTTGCTGAACCCTCGACCATTCCCAGAACATATCCTTTCTGAAAATCGTTCATTTTGGGAATCGCGTCTTTCAACTTTTCTACAACTTTCTTTTCCTGTTCGCTCATGTATTCACTTCCTTTCTCCCTGTGATATAATTTCCTTATTAAATAAGGAAAGGCGGTGATAATATGGATAATGGTTATTCTGAAACATTTGCTACATATGAGTTTGCAGATAAAGGAACATATGTATGTATGCAATGCGGTGGCGAAAATAAAAAGGGAATCGTCACTGTAAAGCAAGGCGAAATGCTACCAGAATGCAAAGAGTGCGGATATACTACATGGATTAAAGTAATGTAGGATTTTTAAACACTCTTTTTTCTTCTTCGAGCGTTTGGTTTGTAACCGCCAAGTTATCATCAACCAAATGCTCAATGAGGAAAGTTCTTTTTACCACTCTCGGTCCGCCTCCACATACTTGTGAAACATGCAAATACATTTTCCCATCTTTAATAAATGGAATAATAATTATGCTCTGCAAAAACTTCCACTTCACAAAATGCTTATTAAAAAATGCAACTGCATGAGCCTTGATTTTACTCACTGTATCATCCCTTTCTGTGATATAATATTTTCAAAAACGGAGGAATTAACATGCTTCTAAAAATCGAAAGAATAATATTAAAGAAAATATCTAAAACGAATTTTTCAATCAAACTTTCCGATATAGGTAAATTTGATGGAGAAGATGCATACCAAGCGTTTTTGGATTTACAGGATAGAGGATATGTAACGAAAGTAAACACATCTATGGATAGATCGAGTTTTAGCTTCATAGTTACATCCAAAGGCAGATTCTACAAAGAATATCTTTTCTTGGAATTTTTGAGAAATATCCTCATTCCTTTTATTGTGGCTTTGATTACAGCAACTGCTACATATCATTTAGAAAAAGTAGCAGATAGCTATTCCGACAGCGGCACCAGCCAATGCGCTTACGAGTTGGATTCCACCGACAATGAATGGCTCAAACTTATCGAGTAAGTCACGCTTTTGCCGAAATGTCATTTTTTTCACCGTCTCACCTCTTTTCCATTTCTTTTGCAATATTATAATAACGCAATAGAAATATAAAGTCAATAACAAATTATTGCTTTTGTGATATTTTTGTGATAATATTATTGCAGAAAGGTGGTGAAGACTTGAGTGCAGTAAACGAACGCTTAAAATCTTTAAGAATATCATTAGGAATGAACCAAAAAGATTTTGGAGAAAGAATTGAAGTTGCGCAAACTTATTTATCTCAAATAGAAAAAGGGGATAGACCTGTTACCGACAAAATTTCAAAAATTGTTTGCTTACAAAATTGGAATGGTAAAAGCGTAAATGAAGAATGGTTCCTAACTGGAAACGGTGAAATGTTTGTTCCGGAAACTAAAGATGAACAAATTACAAGATTGCTTTCAGATGTGCTAAAGAAAGAAAATAGTGATTTTAAAAGAAGACTTGTAACTGCATTATCAAAACTTGATGATACCGGTTGGAAATACCTAGAAGATTTTATTGATTCTATTTCAGAAAACAAATAAGAAAAAGCCAAGGGCAATGCGCAAACCCTTGGCTTTCTTTCTATTCTAATAAATTTTTAACAAATACATATATAATTCTTAACCATTTTTCATTGTCGCAATTCGCGACCATTTCAGTTATTTTTTCCTTGTAAAACGCTGTTGCCTCATTGCACTCTTTTTCCCCCATATTGATTTCCTCCAATCATTCCGCACTTTCGATAGAGATACATAAATTATAGAACTTATGTTCGATATCGTCAACCCCATTTGACAAATTGCTACAAATTACAAACTCGTTTGTAGTTGAGGGACAAGAAAACGCCTTATCCCGCCCCTCAGCCAGAACTTGAAGTGCCCTTATCGGACAATTTTATTTTACAAATTTTCCCGCAAACATTCAATTTCTTTCGGTCGCAAGTTTCGACAGGTAAATTTCTTATTGTCGCAGAATGTCGATTGATTAGTTTAAATTTTGTTAAAAAAATTAATTACTGGTTGAAAATTATGCATCTGCCAGTTATCTGTGATGAATTTTAAGTGCATAATTTTCCTTTCTGCCCGTAGGCTTGTTATTCAAAAGAGCCGGCTACACAACACATGGTCATGTAATCGGCTCTTAGGCTCTTGGTTTTATTATATTTATGAAGCTGTTTTCTTTTGTGTCAAATTATTCCATTATTCTTCACTAAACAGCAATTTAATTATAAGTAACATCAATATAGATTTGAGCATTTGCTGCTCTGTCTGCATATGGAGTAACTGTTACAACACCAGTAGATGCATCTATTTCTAATTTAGAAATAAATGTTGCTGTTGTTGAAGCCGCCATGACCGCATATCCAACAAATCCTGTTTGCGGGAAATATCCATTTGGCACCGTTCCTATTTTATAAGCAGTTCCAGCTTTCATTGCTGTTTTTGTTCCAACAAGTCTTAAACGCTTCATTCCATCTCCCTGTCTAGTTACACGGCATGTGGATATATAACTTGATGAAAACGTTGCAGATGCATAATTGACTTTACTATTAATTTCAGATTTTGTATAATATCGTTCATCATGCGTATGGCTGGATGGTGCGTATGTACTCGGTTTACCAGTCACGTCAGACCATGAGATTTTTCCTGTAAATGCAACTTCTTTCAGGTCCGCAAACCACTTTGCGATCTTTCCGAATAATGTTGTATGAGATTCTCCACTTGCAAGATTCTTCCTTTCGGAAGCAGTATTAAACTTCACTGTATTCTCTGCCGTATCTCCGCCGGTTGGTACTGCTCCAATATTAGCTGCAGTCAGATCAACATTTCCACGTCGGTAGGATTTTTCCTTTGCTCCTTTGATTCCAGTTACCGGAGTTCCGGCAAGCACGTCCCACTTTTCATCTGATGTTTTATAAATATTGGCACCTGCCGGAACTGTATTCCCGGCTCCCTCTTTAAAATCATCCGTGGTTGTAAATTCGTCTGAAATATTGAACATCCACCCTGTGCTAACATCCGCAAGTGCCGGAAGATCTGCAAATGAAACTGTTCCGTGTGGCTGCAATCCACCTTTAAGTCCTTCTGATACATCTTTTGCCTGCTGATAGTAATACTTGGCATTGTCAGAATCCTCGCCCTCTCTGCTTCCTGTACCACCAACAGCATAACTCTGTGCTTTGGTTGCACTATCTGCTGCAGATTCGGCTTTACCGATGATCTCTGTTGCTTTCTGCGTTGCGATTGTGGCTTTATCTATGGCGGTACTGGCGGACTGGCTGGCAGATGCCGCTTCACTTGTGGCTGTGGCTGCAGACTGACTGGCGGATGTCTCACTGGCTTTTGCGTTAGTCTCGGATATTGCTGCCGCCGTGGCTGACTTCGCCGCTGCTGTCTCTGACGCTTTGGCATTGGTTTCGGATGTTTTTGCCGCTGTTTCACTGGCTTTTGCGGCATCCTCACTTGCTTTGGCATTTATTTCAGACATTGCAGCATTTTTCATACTGGACTCCGCTTTTGCCACTTCCACTTTGATTTTCGCAAGATAGTTAGGCTCTAAATGCTTTTCCTCAATGCTTCCCTCTTTGACAATAGCTGATACCTTTCCGTCTTTGTCAATGTAAAAAGCCACGGTATCCGAATCAAGGAACTCATACTGTGTAATCAGTGCCGACAGGTCTATATACTGCTTCGTACCATCGATCAGAGTCAAAATAATCTGCTGTGTAATCGGATTGTAATCGAAGTTGATCGCGATCTTCTCCATCTGCGTATCGATCGTAACCTTGGACCCGTTCTTTTTCGTGATTGTGATAATTCCCGTCGATTCCTCGAACGTCACATCCGCAACAAGGGTTGCCACTTCCGCCTTGGTTGCTTTCGTGGTATCAAGAGTGATTACACGATCATCAATAACGCCAATGGCTGCGTCCATTTTGTTAAGATTGCTTTCATTAAGCGGTGTTTCATCACTAGGATAATTCTCCCAATTAATAGCACTATGCGCTTTGTTCATGATCCTCACTCTCCCTTTCCTTTGCAAGCTTCATCTGTTCCCGTTCTACCGTAACCTGCCTATTAGCCTCTTCCTTGATCTGATACAGAATGTCCTTAAACACCAGGTACTTAGCTTCGATTGGAACATCCTCGCACAAATTTACATAATTTATAATGTCGTTTTCAAATTCCCGGATTTTTGCATTTATCATAGATTTTCCACCTTTTCCTTTAACTGTTCTATCTCGTCATGCTGCAACTGCACTGTGGCAACCAGATCAGCAATCAGTTCCGTATATTTCAGTCCGTAATACTTTTTCCCATTGCTGTCTGAAAACGTTTTTGGACAAATATTCCACCCTTTTTCCGCTTTTTTCAAAACATCCTGTGCAATAAATCCATGATGGAACCCATCTTTTTCGAAATTATAACGATACGATTTTGCTCTTAAAGAATAAATAAACTCAGATGATTGCTTTTTGCTTAAATCTAAAATTGTGTTTTTTATTCTTTTGTCAGATCCATTAATTACTCCACCTCTGAATCCACCTACTCCGGTATCTCCGTCTAAATGGATCATCATGTGGTCATTATCGTTTGCGCCTTTATGCAATGAAACCTGATTATATTGAACCGTACATTCATGAACAGGACTTTCAAGCGTCCCTTCCACTGTTCGAAATCCATCCGTTCCCATCTGTACAAGTGTTCCACTGCGTTTAAATTCAATAAGGTTTTCTACAGACTCTTCCGCTTGAATATGCATATATCCCCCGGTCATTTCCATAGAACCTTTTAATTCAAGCAGTTTTGCTTTAATTTTGATACCCTCGGCTGACTGGTTGATTTCTGAAATGACGCTGTCTTTTGATACTTTCAAGCTGATCTGCTTTGATGACTGCGTAATCGTACTGGACGCACTCGATGAAAGCTGCTTAAATTTCTTTATCAGAGTCCATTTGTATTTTCCACTGCTTATTCCACCATCTGGTTCGCAACCATAAAACTTTCCAGTATTCTGATCCAAAAAACTGTGTCCAGAATAATACGAAGATGCAGGGTATGTATCTTGTGGATTCCCGAAACCACAATGTGTAACGTCATAATCTTCGGTATCCCATACTGTTAAAGAAGCACTGACTTCTGACCGTATCTTAGTTGCGGTCACCTCTATCTCTCCGGACAAATCGCCCTCTGCTTCGCTTGCTCTCGTAACTTCCGCTGTAATCTTGTCCTCATTAATTTTAATAGCTGCTGCAAGTTCAACTTCCTGCCCCTGTGCTCTTTTTACTTCTGCTGTAATACTGCTCGCATTTTGCGTGATTCTCGATGATAAACCATCCGTTGTATTTTTAACTTCTGTGCGAATTTCGGTTGCGGTCTGCGTGATCTGTGACTGCAATCCCTTCTCAACATCAGTTATCGTGCTCTGTGTCTTTTCAATGGTTCGCTCCAACACATTGCTCTTGCCTTTGAGCTTTAAAATACTTTTCTGTATTCCGTTCGCCCCGTTTGTCCGGTACTCTTCCCCATCCGCTTCCAAATCATCACGCAAAGCCTGTATACCTTTCAGGGTTCTTTTCAGAATATAGGACTCAATCAGTTCATATCTGGTCGGCAGCCGCACTGCATCCCCGACCTCAAGACACGGATTTCCTTTGCAGTCCGCTGTAAACGGGCGGTAAACAATCCCTCTGATCTTGGAAAGGATATTTTTTGCAATGCCTTTCAGTTCTTTTGTGCCTTTGCCATATACAAGAAAATTATCCTCGATCACATAGGCATTGTCTCCGGTACCCACAATCACACCGATATCATTCTTCTGCTCCCGGATCTGTAACTTATTGATTGTTTTAACAAGAAAATCTTCATACTCAGCCGTTATATATAAATCCTTCCCGATACGGTTGCTTTTCGGATCTCTTGGATACAAATTATCCGCCGGATAAAGATCATTCCTTGGATATAATCCCTGTATCTCCTGTTCCAGATAAATATAATGAAACTTCCCGTCACGCCCCATGTGCCCCATACAGCCATTGAGCTCACAAATACAGGACAACACTTCCTTGCCGCTCATAGATTCGCCTATGGTGCTCGATTCCTCTGTATCAGAACTTGTCTCACTGGATGGCGTGACTGCAACTGTTTTTTCAATAGACATGCCGTCATTAACCAGTATAATGTCAGCCTGCTCAATCCCGAAGTGCTTAAAAAAGCTGTCCCGGAATTGCTTCATTGTGACCGGATCATAAACTGTAACAGTCGTAGTTTTTCCATCTTTATCTTTCTGCTGCTCTTTATGGGATGGAAAGACAGTGTTATACCATGCTGCCACATCTGCATTTAAAATGTCATAAAGAGCATCATATGCGACAACATCACGGCACGTCCTGTCTGCCGTAGGCGTATCAGAATCAACCTTATATCGTCCGAACTGGAACGGGATATCTGCATGTCCACCAAGAGACATCTTTACTGTCATCCATCTGCCCTTCATTGGCAAAAATGTATTTGACACCGTAAATTTAATCATGGCAGCTTCACACGAACCAAACGTCAATTCCTGTTCTGAACACAAACTTTCGGTCAATTCGAATTTTTCTTGGTGTAGCTCTGTATTTGTGATATTGATTTTTCCATCATCAGATACGATGGATAATTGCTTATCGACCGTATCTTTTTTGAACAAGTCGCCATATTTATAATTAACCACCATACACACCCCCTATGAAAGCAAGCCGAACTGAATTGTAACGAATTATTCCATCATATGTTCCGTATATCGTAGGCTGAAAATCTGCCATATAACCATACTGCGTCACATAATCGTCATATTCCGGGATATACGCTGTGATATAGCAGGCTCTCCCTGTCGCATTTGTGAGCTGGCTTCTGATATTATTTAAAACCTCGTTGAAAGTCTTATTTGTCAGCATTGCCCGTGTCTCAAACTCCACTTTTAATGCCTTTAGCTCCACGGCATTTCTATGCAGATATCCGTTGGCATCTGTATAATCGTCCAAATCCTGCATGTTGACATATGGACTGTATGTTTCTGCTTTCATAAACGACATCGGCACTATGTAATTGCCAATCTTTAAAAGCCATCCGCTATATGCCATATTTCCACCACCTAACTGTTTGTGTTTGCGGCTGTCTCAAATGACAGTCGGTAAAATTTGTACAAAATAGCACATACCACCAATTTGATAGATGCCACTTCTTTTTCTTGATCTATTTTGTAATTACTTCGATATTGGGCGATTTAATCACAATTTTCTCCGGTGTGTGAATTACTTCCGTGTTCCCATATGTAATCCTGATTTCTAATTTGTTCATAAAATTTCTCCTAAATTTCATACTCCGGGTATGCTGCTTCCCAAGCATCCCTATGGTAGGTATTTACCTCTCCATAATTTGCATCAAAAATCTTTTTCACGCCATATCCAAGTTCAATGCTCTTTTCTTTAAGTCTCCGCCAGTTAAATGTTTTCCAGTCCACACCGTTCATTGCTGCAACACGCTTAATAGAATACCAGTCTTTGCTATAGTCAAGTTCCTGCTGTAGTCTTTCATTCTGCTGCTCTGCAATCTGTCTACGTTCTACCTCGTCTGCATACGCCCGAAGAGCTGACGGAAAATCTTTCGGAACTTGTCCTCTCTCCATCTCGTTAAAACGCTTTACATATTTTGCTGTGAATAGGACGCCTTTTTCTCCTGTGAACTTATTGGCAAGGAAATCACAACCTAAACGAGTTACATTATAACATTTTCTTGGCTTTCCTTGTGCATCTTTGTACGTGCTTTCTTTAAAATAATCCGCCACACCCAAATGGGCTTCGCTCAAAATAGGAATAATTCCTTTACGTGTTCCGTCTCCTTCCAATTTACGAAGCAACTTAGAGTGTTCTGTTTCCATCATTTCGGCAACTTCAACTGTCGTTATCGTGTTCGCATTGTTTTCAAATCCGATTTCATCTTTAGTTATAAGAGCTGTGTATGCCATATTTTCTATCTCCTAAATTTCCGAGCCTTACATTTCGCAAGGCTCAACCTTTAAATTCACGTGCGTTAGGAACATACCCTAACAGGAGTCGCACGCTATATATTTAGTAAGATTGTAATTTCCCGTGACGAAATACTGGAATAGCCCCAAATTTTCGGGGCTAAGCGGACAGGTAAGTTATATCTGCAAATTGTTCTATTCTATTTTTGCAATCCCTATAAATATCCTTGTAGTGCATACCCATTGACATATCAATTCTAATAGTCTGCAAAATAATGCTTTCCACAAGGGTTAGATTATTGAGATCTGAAACTGTGATATTGTCGCGATTTCCACCAATTACTGATTTTGCCAACTTGGTATATGTCACATACAGTTTATCTGAATGCGTACTTCCTTGTTCTTTGGCATAGTCTACAAGAAGTTTAATCACATCAGTTTCTTTCAGCCGATTTTCTTTATTAGCAATTCTTGTTTCGCCCCATAGTTTCGATTGCTTTTCAAGAATAAATCTGCGCATTGCATAAAACTGTCGAACCAACTCTTTCTTAAACTTCACAACTATTTTTGAATTTCTCAAAAGAGTTATAACAAATGTTGCTTGTTCCTCATTCAAATAATAAACTCTTTCAGGCTGCCCCCTTTTCCCCGATTTTAAATCGGAGAAATCAATATTGCCAAAGTCTAAAATATCTTTCTCATATTTTCTGATAATAGCAACAACAGATTCATGTTGGTTATTTGTTCCATCTGCAATCACTTTGCTGTTTGTAAAAACATCGTTTCCTTTGAGTTCCACCAATTCATACATACTCTTTTCCACCTTTCTTTCGCTACTGTCATTTGACAGGCAGGTTTAAATTTCATTTTTTTATTTTTCTTATGCAGTTTGAAATAAATAAAAAGACCACCAAAGACTGAATTTCTTCAATCTCTGGCGGTCACGAATCCGCACCTATTCCTCATAGGCTTGCAGGACGTCCTAAATTCTTTAGGTCTTACCTGCGTGATTTTTAATTATTTTGTATTCTATACCATATGCCAAAATCTGTCAATCAAATTCCAACCTCTGCTGCATATTGGCATCGTCAATCTGTTCCTGCAAAAAATACGGCGTCTGATAGGCATTTATCACTTCCACTGCCTTGTCGCACTGGTTACGCTTGATGCTCTTGTAAGACCGAACACCAAAGTTGTATTTCAGATTGGCATACAGATTGTTGTAAACCTTTTGGCGCAATCCACGGTTGCTGTATGCGCTCGACTGTTTTCCTCCCATGATTGAAACGCCTTTCTTTCTGACAGCTTCCGTAATGCGGTCGGCTTCCACCGGAAGTATCGGTAAGTCCATCTTAAGGCTTTCCAAATCCGCCTTGATTTCGTCGACCTCTGCTTTAAGCTCCGTGTGCCCCTGTGCAAGCAATGCAATCTTCCCGTCCGTGGTCTGAGGCATCATATATGTACCAGTCTTACGAATGGATGGGAGAACTTCGGATGTTACCCATTTCTTGAACTTCTTCGCACTTTCCAGTTTGCTGCCAAAAATGAGGGAGTACAGACCGCTTTCATTGATAACGGTTATATCCCTATTCTGACCCTGACTCACCATTTTGGTGAGTTGCTTATCCTCTTCGTCTACATGACGGTTAATATCTCTACTACCGTTTTGGTACCCCAGAATATCCGCTACGTCTTTTCCCACAAACCACGGCTCATTGTCAATAACTACTGTTCTAATATCTCCAAACTCTGGATTGTTAAAAATCTGAATATTGTTCATCAGCAAATCCCCCATTTCTGCTTAAATGAAATAATTGTGTTCAAAATAAACTGCAAAAATTTTTCGTCCTGTATGTTCTGAATTTCCGTTATCAGCTGTTCTTTCATCTCGCACCGCCTTTCTTTTCGGATGCAAGGTTACTTGTAAAAATCCACACACATTTTAAAAAGTGTTCGCTGAGTACATTCAGATTTTTGGTAATTTCTTCAATATACATTTCTCTCATAGATTTTTCCTGCCTTTCGTTTGCTGTTTGACAACCATTCCAAAAAGCGGTATAATCCATGTATCAACCGCTTTTGGTGGCTGTAAGTGTAAGAGTAACCGTTACTTGTCTAGGGCTTCGGTTGCTCTTATTTCGTTATAGACCTTATCAATCCCCTTCATTACTACATCATATTGCGTCATTCCGGTCTTTTCACAGCAATATAGAAGTTTTTCTCTATCTTCTTCTGTTGCTCTTACTTTTATAATGTTATTTTTGGGATTATCTGTCGGTCTTCCTGTTCTTGGTGACACTGTTTCATCTCCTTTCTTTTGTGTACACATAAATGTTAATATATGAGTACACAAAAGTCAATACCCTTTTGAAATATTTTTCAAAAAAAGAAGCGCATCTCTGCGCTTCCTCTTATATTTTCTGTATTGTTGCATTTTCCACCAATAAGTAATTACCATCTTCCATTAGCGATAAATGATAATCTTCTTCAAAGTATTCATAGGTTAATTCCATTTCCTCTTCTTTAAAATCTTTATAGCTTTTGTAAAGAGTAACGCAACCTTTTTGACCGTTTTTTGCAGTAAAAACATAACCGCCCAATGGTAAATCTCTACCAACAAGATATCCTCCAGATGGATAAATCCCTTTTTCTTTGTCGTACATACATTCTTCTCCTTTAGTTTATTATTCTATTTATCTGCTCTTCCAGTAAAATATACCTCTGCATGATCGTATTTCCCATAGCAATCAAGCTGATCTGAAATAGTTTTCCCTGGTTTAATCTCACTGTCTGAATCTGTAATATATGTGCTGTTGTAATTTACCACATTATTACTACTGTCAAAAAATATTGCATACGCGCTTACAAAAAGCGCCGGATTTGTGCTGTTATTGGTCACGGATACAGTCACGTTTTCATCATTAAATGTCTGTTCAACGGATAAATCATTTACAACCGGTTTATAATATGGGTTTTCGTCATAATCTAAGGTATAATCCACCTTGTCAATTCCGGACACACTATCAAAATAGAAAACACCAATAGATGTTTCTCCTGCCCCCAATACATCAATGCTCATGTCGGCGGCTCCTATTGAATTCCCGCTTAAATCTTTGGCTGTAGCGTTTCCAGAAATTGCGACATCCGTGTTTGAATTATTTGTTACAATCAAAAAATCTAATGTGTCTCCTATTGTGTTTTCGTACAGATACTCTTTTACCAAAAAATCAGAATCAGAAACTTCTTCTCTTGTCGCTTCCTTGTTATCTACCGTACTAATAGAAGAAACTTTTTTATTTTGCTCGGTAGAATCAGCAACTGCATCGTTGTTTTCTCCGTTTCCGCCAAATGTGGCAATCAACAGGATTATAACTATAACCACCGCAACAAACCACTTTGTTGCCCCACCCTGCTTTTTTTTGCAATTAGGGCAAATTTTTGCTTTAGCTGGAATCTCCGTCTGACAGTATTTGCATAATTTTGTTTCACTTTTTTCATTCATAGCTTTTCCTTGTATGATAATTAGGAAGTTAATTATCACATATTTCCTTTCTTTTAATATCGTGGTTCAATACAATTCAGATACTATGGACTTTTGATTTGTTTTCTGTAGCTTGACTACTCAACTGGAGTGTATTGCCACTACCTTTATCTGAATTGTTTATTAGCTGGATGTTGCCGGAGTGTTTTTCACTCAGAGTACTTATTTCTATCAAGTCTACGATGATAATCGTTGGTGGACATCATGGTATCAGACTTTAGGAAAGGGAGGTACAACCTCATGAAAATTTACGTAGGCATTGATATTGCCAAACTTAATCATTTCGCCGCTGCGATTTCTTCCGACGGTGAAATAATCATTGAGCCGTTCAAATTCACAAATGACGCTGATGGCTTCCAACTGCTGGTCTCTAAACTCGAATCATTCGATAAGAACAGCCTCATCATCGGTCTTGAGTCAACGGCACACTACGGTGACAACCTTGTTCGATACCTTGTTACTGAGCTTTACCAAGTGTGTGTGTTGAACCCCATCAAAACCTGTCAAATGCGAAAAAATAACGTTCGCAAAACTAAGACAGATAAGGTCGACACTTACGTGATTGCTAAAACTCTTATGATGCAGGACAACCTCAGATTCGTCAGCTTCTTTGATCTCGATATGATGGATCTTAAGGCATTGGGACGTTTCCGTCAGAAAACCATAAAGCAACGTACCCGATTGAAAATTCAACTGACAACCTATGTTGATCAGGTCTTTCCGGAGATTCAATACTTTTTCAAATCCGGTCTGCATCAACACGCTGTCTATGCTTTATTAAAAGAAGCACCTTCTCCAAAAGAGATTGCTTCCATGCATATGACTCATCTGGCAAATCTGCTCAAAGTGAACTCACACGGACACTTTACCAAAGAACAGGCCAAAGAATTAAGAGTTCTCGCACAGAAGTCTGTCGGTGCTAACGACAGCGCTATATCTATTCAGATAACTCAAACCATTCAACAAATCGAGTTACTGGATAGCCAATTAGAAAAGATTGAAGCTGAGATGACGGATATCATGAAATTCAACGATTCTGTCATCATGACCATTCCTGGTATCGGTTATATCAATGGTGGAATGATTCTTGGTGAAATAGGTGATATTCACCGTTTCTCCAATCCAAACAAGCTGCTTGCTTTTGCAGGTCTGGATCCTTCTGTTTATCAGTCTGGTAACTTTCAGGCTAAGACAACAAGGATGTCCAAACGTGGCTCTCGTGTTTTACGATATGCCCTTGTAAATGCAGCTTGGAACGTTGTTAGGAACAACGCAACCTTCAAGGCTTATTACGATGCCAAGAGGGCTGAAAGCCGGTCTCACTACAATGCGCTTGGACACTGTGCCGGCAAGCTTGTCAGAGTCATCTGGAAGATGCTCACTGACGAAGTAGAATTTAACCTCGAATAAGAGGTCTGTATACCAATATCGATAGATTTTGAAAAAGCACCCTAAGGGAGCTCTATTAAAGTTACCCTTTTTACCACCGATATGAAAAAGAAATTTTTTACTAATTTATGGTTGACTTTTCATAGCTGGTCTCCTAACTGTTCTAAGAACTCATTGCCACAATCACAAAATTCTCTAATCATAGACTTCATTAATCCCCATGACATACCAGAATGTCCCTGATTTTTCATAATTTCAATTCCATCTTGAATAGATTTTTCTTTAACAGTTTTGATAATATCTAAGCATTGACCAAGTTCCATTCCTCTGTATAGATCATTAAGTCGAATAGGAACACACTTATCCCACATATTCCATTTATCTTTAGATAAAACCTTATGACCTTCTTCTATCCAATACTTTGATAATTCAGGGATTTTTCTTTTATGTTCTTCCTCTTCACGAATTAATCTTTGACGACTTTCTTCTTGCTCTTTATTAAATTCGTCAAAAGTTTTACCTATACAAAGCATATAAGCATCATCTAAAGACATATCAGATGTTAGTTTATTTCCATTGAATTCACCACAATATTTATTACCATCCTTTGCTCTTTCGTGCAATTCCTTTACAGCTCGTTCAATAGTCCAACCGCAAAGAAAATCAATCTCTCTATATTCCATATTGTTTACCTCCCACCACTTGTAATAAAATGATTCTACCACAAGCGGCGGTATTTGTCACTAGAAACTATATGCTTCTCTGCCCGTTCTATTAAAATATTCTCTTGCGTATTTTCTAGCACTTCTTCCTATCTGGTCTTGTGTCACACCAAATTCTTTTTCGAGGATTCCTTGCAATAACTGATTTTGCTGTTTAAGTAACGCAATTTCCTGCTGTGACGTACTGTATACAGCATCACGAATACCTGTGATCTCCTGCCCCCCAGCAACTGCTGTCTTTCCTCCAACTGTTCCAAGGATTTCCGGTACGCCGTTTTCTCCTGCCATAAACATGCTGTACTGTTTTGGAAAACCTCCTGCGGCGAACGTTGGGATTTTTCCAAGGTTAATATTGCCAGCTTGAATTATTTCTTTTCCACCAATATTTACAGAATCCCATGAAAAAGACAGTTTTGAATTAAGCCACGTTGCAAAATTATTCCATACCTGCTTAATTCCTGCAACAGCATTATCAAATGCCTGCTTCAATCCGTCAGAAATGCCACTGAATGTCCAATTATCTTTTGTAAAATACGGTTCTACATGATTTGTCCACCAAGAACCAATTCCAGATGTACTCCACCAGTTACTAAATTCGCCCCATTTTTCAGAAAGACCTTTTTTCATTCCGTCTCCCTGCTCATCCCATCTTTTTTTTGTAAACCATGGCTTCACATGATTTTCCCACCAATTATATATTCCGGTATTCTGCCACCAATCGGAAAACTCATCCCATTTAGCAGACAATCCCTCTTTTATTCCATTCCCTACTTCCATCCACTTTTTCTTTGTGAACCACGGGAAAATGTTCTCCTGAATGTAAGTTAAAGCTTCATTCCACTTTTCTTCTATTTTACCTTTTATTTCTCCTATTTCTGTCTGTATTGAAAGCTTTTTTTCTCCCCAATATTCTTTTACATCTTCCCACCATGAAGAAACATCCTCTAAAGTTGTTGTTAATTTATTGCGAACGGGTAGTTCTACATTCAATCCCCACCATTCTTTGACATTGTCTTTGAACTCGGAAATCTTCTCTTGTAAATTTGGAAGGACGACATCTGCTCGTAAATCTACATCATCTAATCCGTTTATATTCTTCCATTCATCTATCCACGCCTTTAGATCAAAGCTGTCAGGTACATTTAATTTATTAGGCATATTATCATTGAACTCATTTAATGCTTTTTGGAAATCATCTAATGATTTGTAATCTTCCTTTTTAGGCAGATTTTTGACAAATTCATCAACATTCATTCCATTTCCAATGCCTAATTTGTCCATCACAGTATCATGGCTCAAAACTCCACCGCCATATGCATTAATCCATTCAAACGGATTAAGAAGTTGTTTAAAACTTTCCTGAAGATATTGCAGAAAACCGCCTTTTTCATACGCTTTTTCTAAATTATTAGCATCTTTTTTTATGCTATCTTTTCCAACCGTAAAAGATAACGTTGCCACTACTACAGCAAGTGAAATAGGAATTGCATAAGAGAGCAATGATTTTACCGCCGTTGAACCAAAAGCGGCTGTGAATTTCGCTCCTATTAATTTTCCAATAGTCTCCTTGAGAAGTTTCCCTGTTAACAGTTTGCCTGCAAGTTTCAGAGCAAATGCTCCAAGAAGAATTTCAACTGTCTCAATATCAATGTTTGAAAGAAAATCTTTTACGCCTTTCCAAACATCAGACCACTTGATATTTTCTATCATGGTCTTAATCGTCTTGTAAACTCCCTGTACCCAAACATTTATATCTTCTGCAAGTGCCTTAAAATCAAATGTCTGGAAGAATTTATTTATTCCCTCTGCCAGTGATTTTCCAAGGTTTGACCAGTCAAATTTCTGGCCAAAGGAAAGTGTGGCATAAATCGCCGTATTCAGTGCCCCGGCAATCGTTTTTCCTACATTTCCAAACAGTCTCGGATTGATAAGACCATTAAGGAAATCTGCCAAGCCTTTGCCGAAATTTCTTGCCTTGGAATAAATCTTATCCCAGTTGATAGACTCCATAGCTTTTGATAAGGCATCACTGATGTATTTTCCAAGTTGTTTCAGATTTTTAATATCACTTTCGTAATTTTTAAAAATAGTATCTGTCTTGACAAGTTTACCGCCACTGGCACCGCCTGATGCGCCACCACCGCCGGAACCGCCCGAACCTTTTTTGCCAGAACCATCATTTGTTGTAATCAGTTTCAATTCATCAAACTGACGGACACCTTTATTCATCTTATCAATGTTCTTTGCCGCCTGTCCGGTATTGTCAGCAACATCGCCTGCGCTTTCTGCCGCATCTGAAAAGTTATCCGCAAGACCCGCACCGGAATCCTCATATTTCCATCCGAAGATTGCGCCTAAAGCGTTTGTAACCTTTGTAACAAAGCTGATAACAACCAGTAAAACGGAATTGAGTGCTTTTACGAATGGTTTGAAAGCATTGATTAATGCTCCACCAATAACACTGCCAAGCTGTTCGAACGACTGTTTTAAAATTCTGATCTGGTTCGCCCACGAATCAGCAGTACGCGCAAAGTCTCCCTGTGCTGTCTGCGTATTGGCAAGGACGTACTGATACCGGAGCATTGTCTTTTCAGCCTGTGACATAGACTCGATATCAGAATCTAATCCCTGTTTCATCGCCCACTCTTTAAGGGTTGCCTGTGTAAGATCAAGACCGTAATCTCTTAATGGACGTGTCTGTCCGGTAAATATTGCAGCTAAATCCTGCGACACAACATCCTGATCTATGTTATACAGAGATGCCATATCAGCAGTTAATTTTGTTAAATTCAAAGACACATCAGCCATGGAATCAGACAAACCAATATAGCCATCTGTCTGCTTATTCAAAAACTCATTAGCTTTCTTTATCAAACTACTGTCAATTCCCATGGCTGTTCCCATTGCTTGGAATCGGCTTGCCGTCTGTTTCAATGTCAGTTCTGACATACCGAACTGACGTATAGAGTCCTGTGCAAAGTCATTGACTTTTTTTGACATGTCACCAAAAGTAACATCAACAACGTTCTGAACCTCTGTTAATGCGGATGATATGTCGATTGCATTTTTTATTCCTCTTATCGCTCCGTACAGACCAAGATAAATCCCCATAGAGGACAAAATCTGTCTTGTGAATGACTTGAGTCCGATCAATGCTTTTCCTGTGGATGTCTTAAATCCAAGGAAAGAACCGGAAAGACTACTGATGCTGGTATTTAACCCAGAAATTGCGCCACCAGACCTGTTGGAAAGATTGCCGAGTGCCTGCGTCATCTGAATGATATTCGAAGATACATTTGGCGCTTTTGAAAGCGTCTCAAACAGGTATTTGAGGTTGTCAGCAAGCAAAGGTATATTAGTCACCGCGCGACCGCTTGCAACGCTTCCAAGCCTTGATATGGACGTTACAAGATTACTCATGTTGGTCATATCAAAATTCAATGCACCTATCTTGTTCATCTGGCGTACAAAGTTTTGTAACTGCGCAGATAAAGCCGGCAGATTCTTTGTCGCCTGTGTAGATGCCTTGCCACCGATTTTTGACAACGCAGACACCATGCTTATGAGTCCTCTTGTATCAACAGCCTTAACACTTGCTATTCCAGATGCAAGATCTCTCACAGCAGAAGATATTCCGTGGATAGAATTTGCATCAACACCAGAAAATTTATTGAGTGCCCGCACAATTGATGTGATTTCCGAAGATTTACCACCTTTGAATCCGGTAGCCGCATCGGAAATGCTTCTGATTCCGCTTGCAATATTTGAAAGTTTTGCAGTGTCAAACGATATGCTTTCCCGGAGCCTATTCATGCTGTTTACAAGGCTTTCTATGGAATTACTTGCTTTTGCAGAGTCAGCTTTGATTTTTATTTGTAATTCATCAATGTCTGCCATATATGCACCAACTTTCTATGCAAAATAAAAAGACGGTAGGCTGTGACACCTTACCGTCCTTGATCTACTCTTTTAATTTTTCTCTTGTAACCGGTCCGCATTTCTTATCTACTGTAATTCCGACTTTTTTCTGGAATGTTCCAATACCGGTCGCCGTATCATTTCCAAGAATACCGTCCACATTACTGTTTCCCTTTTTATCTTTTTCATCCAGGCATCCGTGATAAATAAGCTCCGTCTGAAGCCATCTCACATCATCCCCTCTCATGCAAGGGAATTTTTTCTTTAAAATCCTTGCAGGTTCCGGGTATGGGTTTAAATGATCTTTTACATTTTTTCTAGGGTTTCCGCTTGTCACAATCGCTGTATGACCTTTTGTTTTTGTGACAATAACATCTCCGTTGTAAAGAACCATTCCTGCCGCATAACCTCCAATGTCATCAAACATGCCACTAGAAAGAAGTACAGATTTTTCATTTGATGTGGTGAAATTTCCAACATCTTTTCCAGTTGCATGAATAATGCATGCACGTACCGTTGTGCCGCAATCTGCTTCTGTTTTTACTTTTGAATTAATACCATATTTGACAATTCCAAGCCGGTGTCCCTGACAGTATCCAATATTATCATTATTGCACGCTGTAATCATTGATTCTGCCAGTTTATCCGCCATATCTTTTGTTTTTGGCCTTAACACATACCATCCTTTTTTATGAACATAAAAGTTTTGCATACTTACTTCTGTTCCGGTCTGATCTCCCGGTCTCCCACCGGTCAATTTCCCATTTTCATCATGTCTTGCAGATCCAATTCTAATTGACATATTTATACCTCCAAGTTCTTTTCTGGTTTTGGATGGCTCAACTCATAGTTTGACTGCATAATTTTGAGCTTTGCCACAAATAGCTCTCTCTGTTTCTTAATTTCTTCTTCCGTCATTTCCGAATCATATTTTCCTTGCTGTTCATTGATTGGTTTTTCAATATACTTTGATTTTGCTTTCCGACCGGCAAGGCAATGTTCTACTGCCACCGATACCGCAGACAATCCATATGTTCCAAACCACATCCACATCTCATTGTCTCTTTGCTTTTTATCTAAGTTGTAAGCATCCGCATAAGGCTGTAAATCAGCCGGGCAGGACGCGTCTATATCATGCACGGTAAATCCATACCCTTTAGTGACTAAAAGCCAGAATGGGCGGATTTCCGCGCAATACGTTTCCCATGTAAGTTCTCTCTGTTCTTCTACTTTTTCCTCGGAGTTTTCTTCTCCGCTTCTTTCTGATCTGCTTTGAGCAGTTTTGATAAAAAACCGTTTTCAAGCAGCTCCGCTAAAAGTGCATTGTAAAGTACCTGAACATCTGCATCTTCTCCGTCAAAGTAATCATCCAGCATGGCATATACTTTTCCAAGCTGCTGTTCCTTTTCTCCCTCATTGTCCGGATTGTATCCAAGTTCCTCTTTGTGAAACTTCTGCGCGCCTACAAGGATTAACTCTGGAAGAAATAAAAGGATTTCGTCAACCGCTTCAATATCTTCCATCTGGTCTAATTTTGCTACTTTCTTGATAATTCCGCTTTTCACGGTTGCTTCATATCCAAACTTGATCTGTAATTCTTTCTCGCCAAATTTTAATTTTGTCATTTTCTTTCCCTTTCTCCCTCTCATATAGGGAAAGGGCAGTCCGAAGACCGCCCTGTTCTTTTAAATTGTTTCTTCAAGCTCTGGCTCGGTTGTCTGGTTATCGTCAGCCGATCCAACCGAACTATTCGACTGACGTGTTATTCCCCCGGTGTAAAAGCTACAGCGGTGTCCATGCCCTTGTATTCTTCAATGGTAAGATTCATTTCAACCGTCAAAAGTTCGTTCTGACCAATCTCCGGCTGTGGAATCTGCTCTGGCGGCTGAGCCACAACAAAAAACGCGTCGGTAAATCCCGGGATAATAGTTTCAAACCACATTCTTTTCCCGCCGGAAAGCGCCTTATACGCCGTGATAAGTGCTTCCCACTCTTCCTTTGTGGCATCCGTAAGGTTTACCGTGATAGGGAAAGAGCCACCGGTATCTGCGCGACCCTTTACATATCTGGTAATAGCATCTTCTAATGCAGATGCGTCAATCTGTTCCGGCTCAATGTTGATACCGCCGATTGCGTTAATTCTTGTAAGCTGTTTAAACGATGTAGGCTTTGTTCCGGCTGTGGTTTCTGTTCCATAGCCAAACGTAATGCCTAACGTAGACAATCCTGCTTCTGCCATTTTTACCTCTCTTTCTACCGCCAAATAATGCGGTTATCGGGCGCATCTTTTTGCACCCGGTGCATAAAAAATAGAGCCTTTCGGCTCTTTTACATCAATCTGTCGTTGGCTCCGATTATCCGCCGGAACCTTGCAACGCTTCTAAATTTTTTCTCACTGTCATTTTTAAACTCCGGCATTGCTGTGATTTGAAATCGCATCTGTTTAAAGGCATCAGCTAAAATAGCCATAATCCCTTTTGCATCGCTCTGCTTTGTGTTTGTAATGACGTCAACCTGTATTGTTTCCTGCACCGCATTTACGGATGTGCCCTCTAAATCTGCCCCACGTTCAAGCCCCGGCATCTCGTGAATGTAAATGGTCGGGAAAACAGGGTCTTTATCAAGGTTCTTTTCAACCGTTGTAAATGCAGTGTCAAAATTCATGCTTTTGTATTTTTTCTTGAGTTTTGGTTTGGCTATCGTTGCAACATTGGAGAAAATGTTTATTTCAAGGTCAAATACCCACTGGTTTCCTGCCATTATCCAAACACCTCCTTCGCTGTCTGTGTAACAATCTGCCGCAACTCATTTGCGGTCAGATACATGAATGGTCGGCTTGGCATTCCCTCTGTAAACCACCAATCGCCATTGTCGTCCTGATAAAACCATCCATATCTTCCATCTGAAATCTGATGGATAGTTTTTCCACTTGCATACTGCCACGAAACGCCATCCGGCAGTTTCCCTGGATAAGGATTTTGCTGTCCTACGGTTCCTGTTCCAAATTCAACAAACATTGCATGGTCCGTCCCGGCAACTACCGCCCATATCCCGCCTCCTTTGGTACTTCCCTTGTATTCTGAATGAATACTGGAAATCAATTCTGATGTGAATATTGCGTCAAGGTCAGCAATTTGTACTCTGGCAATCTCTACGCCCTTTTCCGCGAGTTTTTCTGCCAATAGCTGGCATTTATATGTCAAGCTGTTTTTATAGGCTCTAAGCTCTCGTATGGCGTTCTGAATAGACTTTTCAGACAGGCTCATTGTGATTACTTTCTTCCCCATGCCACACCTACTTCACATTTTTTTGTAACAAGAACAAATCAACCGTCAATCCCTCGTCTGCGACACCTTTTACGATGTAATCAGCCGAATTTTCGTCAACGATTGTATTCTCTTCATCTTTGTACTTTACGTCTGATCGTTTCCATACCAAAGATCCGACGCTCAATGGAAGCTTTCCTTTGTCTTCTACGATCTGAACAAAATTTGTAGAGTTATCTACGCCAAATTCTTTTATAAGTGCTTCGCTCAACTTATTGCTGATCGAAGAATAAAAAACCACAGGCTTTTCATAACCTGTGGTATACTCTCCGGTTGTCTTCGGTATCTTGTTCCCGTCATCATCAAGGTAATAAATTACATTACCATCAGAATCCGTGTACGAAGAATATTCGATGTTACCATCATCATCCGTCACATATACCGGCACCTTGCCGCTTTGCTGCGAATAACTCATTTTTTGCTTATTGATCTCAAGCATTTCACTTCACATCCTTGCCGAACCGTTTCCACAGCTCAGAAAGCTTTTCCCATCCATACATTGCGACAAACGCAACAATAAATCCTGCAATAATAGCTGCCAAGATCATATACCATAAAATTGATGTCTGGATGTACTGCATGTATGCCACAAACGCAGCGACCGTGATTCCGATAGAAAGAACAAATACCAAAATGTCCGTTGGAATCTTAGAAAATACGCCTACACCTTTGATTACCTGTGTTACCACAGACACAACAAATGCCAGCGCACCAATGATTGCCAGAATAATTGTCATATTTGCAATTACAGACTGTATAATATCCATGATTAAACCTCCTTTTCATCATTAAGACGGGTTTCTATCCCGTCAATTCTGTGATGCGCCGATTTCACACTTTCTTCAACCTTTATAATTCTGTTGTCGTGAGAATTTATTTCTTTTCTCATCTCCGAAACTTCATTCTTGATCTCGGTTGTGTTGTTTGAAATGGCATCCAACTTCATGTTAATGCGTGTGTTCTCCCGCACGCGCTCTTCAAGATCCGTGTTGTCTGTCCTTTTGTTGCTCTTCAAGCCCATAAAGACGGAAAAACCAAGCGACAGCACGCTTATAATGATTGCTGTTGATATTTCAATCGTCAAATCATATACCGCCTTTCATTTTTATGGCACACCGCCCACCACCGCTCAATGTGTGCCGCCTGCTACGTTTTGTCGACGTCGACAAAACGTAACGCACAATCTTCTAAAAAACTGATAATTGCTTTGCAAAAAACAGATTCCTTTTCTACTCATGGCAGATAGGTCACAAAGATTTTACAAACGGGAATACCCCTACGAACAAGCTTTCCCTGTCTTTCCAGCTACGGCTTACGCCGTTTTCTGAATAACTTGCCATATATGCTTCTCCTGCCTGTGAATGGTCGTACACGGATAAATTGACGATTACATCCTCAAACTGTTTCAAGTCTTCGGATATTTTTTCATCCGTGTAGCTTTTCGGGTAATTCCGCTTGCTTACCACTTCATTTCTTGCCTGCTTGATAAGCTGTTCAATGTAAGGATTATCTTCTTTCTGGTCGAACACGACAACATCAGAAGTAACACCATCTTCATCCGTAACGGTTTCAATATGAAATTGTTTCAGTCTGATTTTGACCTGCTCTAATGTTGTATATTCGTCCATTCTTCCCTACCTATAATCCGAACTGCTCGATCAAAATGCGTTTCAGTTCCGCTCCACTGATTTCTTCTGCACCCTCGATCCCATGTTCAGCGGCAAGTGCCTGTAAATCAGCAGTGCTCATTCTGTTAATCTCTGTCTTGGTGTACCCGCCGGAAGATTTCTCTCCCGAAACAATGTCCGGGATTTCATCTCCTGCTTTGTACCATCTTCCATTGCGCTTTACCGTGTATTCAGCAATCATACCGCACCTCCTACGCAACTTTCATAACAACAACGCTGTCCATGCCCTCAAAAGTAGGCAATCCGATCATTGACACAACGCAATGAGTGTTGATCGGATGATTTGTTGCGTATGTATACACCGAAATACCGGTTTCTACAATAGAAAGGTTTCCGTCTGTTAAACTTCCGCTTCTCTCTTCCGGTGTCTTTCCAAAGACATAATCTCCAAGGTACACGCCGGATGCCTGCGCTGAAATAACTCCTGTAGGAATAAAATATTTGGTGGCACCGTCTGCCGGGTCGATGTAAAGTTTGTCGTAAACTTCAATCTCGATGCCGTATCCTCTAAGATACTCTGTAACCTGCCCCTGCTGTAAACGAATACCTCCATTGTAAGCAGTAATTCCAAGCACCTGTTTCTTTGTGTCTTCTGCCTTAAGAACCATCTCCCACGTTTCTGTATTCATGCTAAAACGTGCAAGGGAATATCCGGTTTTCTTTGCAAACTCACGTTTAATCTCGATAAGGTCATCAAGTGGCGTTGCTGTTTCGGATGCAGACCATTTATCGGTATCGCTTCCAGAAATATCTTTGTAATGGTCTCTCTTGTGCGATACTCCATTATCGGAAGTATAATCAACATAGTAGCTATTGCCACCAATTGTTACCTGTACTCTTGGAATACCATCAGATGGTGCTAATAACTGCCAAATCTGGCGTTCCGGCACTACTCTTGCGCCCTCAATCAGCATCATCGGTTTTTTGCTGATTTCTCTAAGCACCTGGTTTGCCATGTTGGAATTTTCTGCCGACTGGTAATTTGCATACTCCTGCTCTTCACGCTCTGTTACCATGTAAGATTCACGGTAGAAAGGCATCTCGTTCTGAATATCCGAAAATCCACCGACATCTCTTAACTCTGCCTGCGCATCAAAATTGGATGCCTTTAATGATACCGGAAGACCGTTTTTCCCTTTGATAAATCTAAGTTCAAGGCTGTCCTGTTTTCTGGTTCCAAATTTCTGTCTACCTAAGTAAGGTGCAGAACCAAGCGTTTTTTCATAATTATTCCACATAACCCCAAGACTTCTTGCGGTAAATGCTTCTGCTAATGGTAATGCCATTCTCTAATACCTCCATTTTTTAATCAAAAAAAGTAACTCTTGGGGTTTTGGCTTTTGCCGTTGCCTCAATAGTTACTCCGTTCTTTGTAAGTTTTGCATTGTCGATATCGCCCTCGTAAATGTAAGTGCCTGGAGCATCCCCCAGCGTTACGTCAACATCGTCAAACAGATATCCAACACAATTTTCATCGTTAGAGGGAAACGGTGTTCCACCTTTTACAACCTTTCTTCCATTTCCGTCTGCCGCAGATGCCATTGACTGCGGGACAATACAAGCAGCACCAAGATAAGGAAAGTGCTTTAAAATGCCAAGCCTTTGAGTAAAGTCTCTTTCAATCGGTTTTCCCATAATTTACCTCCTATAAAACATAATGGTCTTTGGCTTCTGCACTTTCTGCAGGTTTGCCAAAACTGATTTTTTCTGCGTTCTCTACGTCCGCAGTTTTTTTATTTTCTCCACCTGCAGTACCGCCGCCCGGATTTTCAGAATTATTTGCAATCTCCTGTTCCTTTGCCTGCGCTGCCGCGGTTTCCTTTTCGGCTGTAATCTTTCCAAGAGCGTCATAATCAAGGCTTCCATTATCCTTGACAACGGATTTTGCCTGCTCTGCATTGATTTTTAACTTTTCCATCAATGCTTCGCGCTGGTCTCTAATGGCGTTTTTCTTCTGCATATCTGCAATCTGCTGATTTGCTGTCTCTAACGCCTTGTTTGCTTTTTCAAGTTCCGTGAGGTTTCCTGCTTCCATTTCATCCAGCTTTTTCTGCAACTCATCTGCGCTGTCTGCCTTTGCCTTAAGCTCTGCTGCTTTTGCCTGTTCTCTCTGTACGGCACTGCCGTAATCAGCAATGATTTTTTCAACATTTTCCTCACTGATACCCATTGCAATTAACTCTTCTCTTTTCATTGATTACCTCCGATATGTCTTTACGAATTTTTGCGGTGCAACGACACCGAATGACACTGTTGATTTTTACGCTCACAACTTTGCGAATTTTTATAAAATAAAAACAGCCACCGATTACTCGGTAGCTGTCTTATTTTGCTGTTTATTTAATTGGTTTACAATTTCCTGTGCTTTTTGTTCCTGCTCTTCTGCATTATCAATTGTTTTCCACAACGCATCTATATATGGCTTAGACAAGAGGAATGTCTTTTCAGCATCTCCCCAAAGCCCCACCGTTTTAATGGCAATAAGAGGATGTATGCCGCACTCTAAAAGCTGATATAGTGTTTGCGACTTTGTATACATATTGTCTTGCGGGCTATGATTGATTTGCACATCAAAATCCCTCATTGACAATTTCAAATCCTTGTCCTTAACGCGTATTACATTTAAGACAACTTTTGCAAGTCTCTTCTCTGCCGATTTCACAATTGGGTCTTTTAATTTTGCTCTTGTCTTTGAAAAATCCCATCCAGCCCTTAATGATACTGCTCCTTGTGTATCTCCTCCAGAGTTTTGGGACTCTCTGTTTGGTATTGCTAATATTGCCAAGGCATTGTCCCACAAATCATCTTTTGCCACCTGACACTGGCTCTGATTTAGTTCCTGCGTCATAATCTCAACATCGGCTTTGTTATCCTTGTTATTGGACTTTACCGTCAAAGCATGGCTCATTTTCATCTCTTCAAACGTTTTTGGGTCGATTTCACAGTTCACAAACTTAACCCAGTACTGAACAAACTGCTCAATTCCATCCATTCTGTTTGACTGCATATTGTTTATGGCATCCAAAATACCTATGACAAGCTCAATATCAGAAATTCTCTCATGATTATTTGGAAACTCAACAATAGGTATACTTCCAAATGCGTGCAATTTCCATTCAGAAACTACTCCATTTTGAATTTTGCATGAATAATTGTCTGTATAGCACAGTTTGTACCATCTTCCATCTTCGTCCTTAAGCTCCTGTACGGCAATCACCGGTTCTTCCGTACTCCGATTATAAATAACACAAGTATTCATCGGAGTAGGGGCAACAATCTGAAATGGTATTTCTCCATTTGAAAATCTCACAGCCTTAAAAGATGTTCCAGTTGCTGACTGCCACTCTCCTGCTTTAATGTCTTTTTCCTGTTTATTCGCATCCACAAGATAGTCATTCAGCGCATCCACTGCCCGATTAATTTCATCATCATCTTTTCGACTGATAAACTGTATTGGCTCGCCATATGTCTGTCCTACTTTGAACTGAGCAATCTCATACGCATGATTTTCTACTATTTTGTTTGTAATATCAGCATTTTGCACCTTTACACGGTATAAAACAGGCTGGTCACCTTTGTAATATCGCCAAAGATATTCTATGATGGTTTTGTTGTAATAAAAATTTCCGATGCAGTCTCCCACCACATTGACAATATTATCTTCTGTGATGGTTTCAACATCTGTATATAAAATTTTTCTACCATAACAGCCTTTAACAAGGTCTTGGAGAGATTTGTCATTTCTCATTTTTTTCTCCTAAATAAACGTCATCCCACTGGATGTTGACCGGATTGGAAGAGATTTTAATTCCGTCTTCTCATTCTCCGGATAAAATACCACTTTTTTGTGACATTTCCTACATTCCACAGAAATGTTCATTGTTGAACGCCCATCGTGCGTGGCAACTTTTCTTCCACACCGCGGGCAATATATTTTTTTTGGTGTATATACCATAAAATCCTCTTTTCTTTTCAAAAGAAAAAGCACCGGAGATTTCTCTTCGATGCTCTTTCAATGGGGGATGGTAAAGTGTTCAACTATTTGTTGACTTCTTCGATTATAACTATATCATTTTTTCAATATGACATTCTATGACATTTTCAAGTATGTTGCTCCATACTTCTCCTCAAATCTTTTTAATGCAATTCCATGAAGCCTTATTGTCTGCCTCCAGGAGTAATTCATTTCAGTTGCAATAACCTCAAATGTCTTTTTTTCTATGTACTTTGAAAACAACACATTATAGACATTCTCATCTTCCATACTGTCTATCTGGCTGATGATCTTATCTCTTTTGATAATATAATCATCAACCAGTGCATCGATCTTCCTTTCCATTTCATCAATCTTTGCCTGCTTCGTGCCTATCCTGTCAAAATTTGGAGTTGTCATTACTCTTTCTTCATTTGTAATTGACGATATGCTGCATGCCAGCTCTTTAAGTTGTGCAAGCTCTACCAGCTTATTATTTATCATCCGGTTAAGACTGCTTATCTGTCCTAAATATTCTTTGGTTGTCATATCAATACCTCCGTCCGAAAGAAAATGGGTTTTGAGTTGCTTCTACTCTTGCCATTCTTTTATTTCCGTAAATCATGTCACATAATTGTGCCGTAGAGTCTATCCCGTCATCATGCTTCATTTTCCCTTCAAAAGTAGCAGACAAAATATTTT